ATTAGGAGATTTTAGAGATCGGGATGTGAATATAAATACTGGGGATGATGTGAGACTTCTGAAAGACGGAGTCTTGGTTGATACCGCAGAGGTTCTTGGGTTTGGAGAATTAAACCCTGATTGGGTGGCGGCTGACCCTCAAACGATGGAAGAAGTGAGAGACTTACAAGAGGCTGGGATTTTTAAGTATATCAAGAAGGATCAAGTCCTTCGTCTTCGATCACCAGCTTTCACGGATGAGGCTTTCATTGCTGCTGCTGCCTCTTCTAATTTTACGGGATACTCTTTTGAGATTTATCTTCGACAGGCTCCCGTACCGCATGAACAGACCAATGAGCAGCTACTATCTTTGATTACAGAGAAAACTCTTTTCACAACGGTTCCTGATTTTGCAAATCAGACAGGAGGCTATGTTCCAGAGATCCCTGCATTAGCAAACACTCCCAGTTCCGCAGGTGAAATAGATCCAGATACAGGACAGGTTAAGACATGGGAAAGCTATTCTAATCTCCTCTATGATGATCTAAATGCCACTAATTCTGGTGATTTTGCTGCTGCTGGAATTCAAGAAGATGATATTGTTATCATAGATCCCATTGGGCTTCTTCAAGGTGCTGGTGGTTTTCACAATCCAGAAGAAAGAGGTTCCAGACCCTTTGGAGATCAAGGAATTATTGAGAGAAATGATCCGTCAGGAGCCAATTCTGTCATATCAGAAAACCCTTATCAAGCTGGTCAACCTTCTTCTTTAGACGATAATCGGGGCTTCTATAAGGTCAAGAAAGTAGAGGGGGATCATTTAGTAGTTGAAGGGGGGTACAAGAATAACTTTGTTGGAATTTATGGTGCTGATGTGACCTTTCCTTCAGATGCCGTGGCTAAAACGGTTCTTGGTTACACCATCTATCCAACAATCCATGCTTCTAATCTCAACCATTCTTATTTCTTTGCCTCTCCAACGAACGATGAGGGGCAGATGGATCTCAGACCAACAATGAAGGCTTATTTGACCAATGATGGCTCAGAACACGGTGACACAGATAAAGCAAATTCCTTTTCCACAAATGATTTCTCCATAAGACCTTTTGGATACAGAGTAATCAGACCCTCAAAGCTATTCACTGAAGATACTATTGAAATGGTTTTGATGCTAAGAGAACGCACCCTGTCTCTAATTGAACACTTTAGAGCCATTATGCTTTTAGAGAAGAGTGGGGATTATTATGTCTTTCAAGATAATCAGCACATAGAAGACCTTGGCAGTCCTCTGATTGCTGAGAGTGGGTTGGGTGTAGCCCACAATGCTATTTTGGAAGACCTCTTAGGGAGAGTAGACAACTCACCCTTTACAAGCGACAGTGATGCTCTCTCATTGTTGGATAGACGGTTCTTTATTCAAGATGAGCAGTTGGATGAAATGTGTCCAGCAGCAAATGGGATTAGCTCAGGCTTGGTGTCGAATCTTGGTGGAACCCCCTACACTGCTTATGAAGATCGGGCTTCTTCATTGAATGGTCAATCGGGATCGTTGGTAAGACCTCTATTATTAGATCATGTTGAGGTAGTATTAAATGATAGGGATCGATTCCGTGACCTTCGTAACACTTGGATTAACTATCGGGTTCATAGGACAGAGGGGCTTTTGGCTCAAATCCGTCAGTTTGATAGGCAGTTGTCCAAGAGGTTGAAAGAAATGAGAGAATATGTCCTTCGTATGTTGTCACAAGGATAAGGGGGTGAAAGGTGGATAAAGAATTAGAAGATGTGATGAAAAAGCTCAAAGAGTGCGGTGTCAATCTTGGTGAATGGTCTGATGTAGAGGCTGGTCAGAAGGAGCATGCAATGTTGAAGCCTCAGATTTTGCTTCTAAAGAAAATGTCTGAGTTGCTGGAAGCGCAGGTAAAAAAAGATCAGGAGTTGGTCATAGAATTGCATGAGAAAGTAGACCGCTTGAAGCATGGTGGTGGTCAATAATGAGCGATTTTGAAGATGAAAATAAATGGGAGAATAAGTGGGAGCAAAAGCTTTTAATTGAGCCTTGGCCCCCTCCTTGGTTGGAGAAATTTAAAGCAAAAGTAGACACAATTGCTAAATTTCTAATAGCAGCTTTGGAAGTGGTTAATACCATAATGGAAGTCATTAAGGCTTTTCTTGTAGGTATCGCTGACCCTCTTTCTGCTTTGATTAAAAAGTTAATGGAGGAGATCAAAAAGCTATTGAGGGATCTCTCACAATTAGGTCTTTACGCTACGGGAGATTGGAAAGTACTACAACAAGGAAGATTTTCACAACGAATGAAAAATCTTCTTGGTGGTTATTCTGGTGCTGAAAAAAGAATGATTGGAAGATTAACAGATCGATCTGATCCGGGTCGCCCTAATCTATCCAGTGGTTCTTATGTTTTTGGGTTTATGTTGTTTGCCAGTGCAGATAGTGAAATGATTGGCTCTCTACTTAAAACGATTGAGCTAATTATGAAATTGCTTAAATTCGGAAGATTGGGAGATGTTCAATCTCCCATAACGAATGTCACAGTTTCTTATATGTCAAACGACCCAACATACGCTCCAACTCACGGTAAAATCTTTAATAAACCTGCCGAAATAGAAGTTTCTTGGAAACAGGCGAGTGGATATTCGGCAATGGGAGTGACCCTTCCTACAATACCAGCAGAGGGCTTTATTATAGAAGTCTCTACAGAAGTTGCTGGGATGCCCCTGATGCTTTGTCGGAAGAAGAACACTGCCCAGCCAGCACAGAGTGGGGCTTCACAAGAAGAGTTGGTTCCTTTATATGGCAAAGATGGACACCCCGTTGTCTTGTATGGTGGACACGACAGGGTAGGTCTGGTTGAAATGTTAAAATATACAAATGCCACGGATAAAGAAGGGAAAAGGAAGAATGGATACTCTTATGTGGTGGCTTCTCATAGGGCAGTGCCTTCCTCAGAGGGGATTGGCCCCGCATTAGTTCCTCTTGAATTGATGAAGGATGTCTCCAACCCCGATCTGCCGAAGTATTTTTTCCAGAGATCCTTTATCTATTCAACAGCAACTGGTTTTATGAAGACAGGGCCGGGTGCGCCTCATAGCTTCACTATTAAGCATGAACAACTTCCTGTGAACGCAAAAATTGAAGGGAAGGGTTCTGATATGAAATTAGTTGAAGATACGGAGAACCCCCCTGCCACATTTGCTATCAGGATAGCAGCAGTTCCCGATGATCTTAAAATGAGAGGTGCAGACTATAATGATGGTAAGTTTGAACCCCTTGATTATGACCTCTCTTATCAGGTTCCTAAGTCAGATGTTGATAGTGAAGAGAGAGTTGTGATTGAACCTATTGGGAAGATAGAGAAATTCTGTAAGCCTGTGAATGTGGTTATTCCGAGGGAAAACACCCAGCTATTTATGGAAACCCTTCAAGCTGCTTTGTTGGTTTTAATCCTGTCTCGTCCTGATCTTGATCCTGATGATGGTACGGAGGGTCGGTACACCATAAGATCAACAGGCTTTGATAAGAATGGAACCCTTGAAATTCTCAATAAAGTTTTACGAATGTCTGGAGTGAAATTCTTCAAAAATGTTGAAGACCCCAAAGCTTTTGAGAGGAAGTTAAAGCGACATGTAAAGAGAATGGCTTCAAAAATTATAGATTTCATAGGACCACTACCTATAACGGTTGAGCAACTTACTATTGACAACACTACTACCCTTAGAGAATGGAAGTGGAGAGATTATGATTTAGAGCTTCCAGATCTCACCCTCTTAGAAAGTGTTGGCTTAAAAAAATCTGCCAATACAAATGCCGATTCAGGATTAGCCCCCAATTGGAAGTCTTTATTTGTCTCTCAAGGCAAGACAAAAAACACTGAGCTTGTTTTGACCCACATTCTTAGCCCTTTGTACAATTGGGAAGAGGATATTACGGGAGGCACACACGATTCTATATCGTACCCAAATGATATTTCTCTTGATGTTTATACTACTCAATTGAAGAGTTTAAAGCTAATAATAGCAGATTCAAAAGTAACTACGAAAACAAAGAAGGCTGCTGAAGATCAACTGGAATGGATGGAATCTACTGATCCGAGTGTTGGTGGTTTTCTCAGAGATATAAATGGAAATTTAAAAACAAAGAATGGTAGGAATGGCTTAATAGTAAACTGCTGGCAGTTGGGAAAAAAGCCAGTGGGGGGTGTTGCAAAGCCTGATAGGACAGATCTACCCATTATTTATACTGATATTGAGGATCTGGTAGAAGATCCAGACACATCAGGACCAAGTAGGGCTGTTTTTTGTAGAACAGCTTTACTCTCTGATTCTGCTGTAATACCAGAGGCTGCACTCATCCTTAAAATTGCAACCGCAGGGCTTGATATCAACAGATATGGTAGCTCTGAGAATTGGGAATATATAAGGCTTGGTAGATCTTTGGGAATAGAAAAGGTTTTTAACTATATTCTCAATTTTATTGAGATGATAATGAAAGCTATGCAGAGCGTTATTGACGTAATTCTTCGATATATCGAATGGGTGCAGCAGAGAATTAAGGAAGTTCAAAACCTTATCAGAAGGATCAATGCTATTATTCAATCCTTGGGGTTGTTTGAATTGCCAGAGGCTAAGATTTTGTATTTCTTTTCAAGGGGTACAGATGGGGTTTTGATGGATTTGATAACATCAGAGGATAAGCCTGATTCTGGTTCTACTCATTGGGGCTTCAGTGCGATGGGTCTTGTACCAGTTCCGGGTGGGGCTATTATTATGGATATTATTGAAATGTTCTCAGGGAAAGACATGAATGACTCTGCTTTGGAAACAACGGGGTGAGATATGGGTAGTTTTGGTGGTTTTACTCGTTTTAGAACGGGCTATTGGCTTGGAATACGAGAGTGGCTTCTAAGAGAAGCCGTGAATATTCCACACAGGATTAAAAGCATACAAGTAGAGAGGGATAGGATTGGATACATTACTGTGACCTATGAGGCTATCGAAACCGATACTGGAAAATATAGAACAGAGAAAAGGTTGAATTTCTCTGTTACCGAAGGTTCTTCCTTAGAAGGTCTTGTAATGGCTTACATAATGGTTGGGGGGAACCCATATGATATCTCTATGTTTATGCACCCCAATGAAACCAAAGCCATTGAAGTAATAGGAGATGGGGAGATAAAAGAGGTGGAGAAATATCCCTATGGGGGGCTAATAGCTCCTGTTTCCAGAGTTCACCCGAATTCTTCCCGTCACGAATCTAATATTAGTAAGACAGAAGAGACTATTGAAGAATTGGATTGGGGTTCTGATGCTGGTGGGATGTTGAATGTGAAAAAGTACCAACCTGCAAGATTGGTGGACAAAACAGGTCAGCCTCGTTTAGTCTGGAACAAAGAACACACTATTATGGCAGATGCCATGCATAAGCTACGAGGTTGGGCAAATCAGGAAATTGCGGAAAAACTACACCTTTTGGAACATAAGATCATTAAGCTTTGTGACCTCTCTGAACAATTAGAACAAGAAATTGAAACTTTAACCAAAGCCTTTGGGGGTGCTGTGTCTGCTCTCTTGCCCTTTTGGTTGTCTGGTAGTTTTGATGAAAGTGAATTGGGTGGAGAAGAAGATGCTATTTTTGATCCTTCAGCAAAATATTTCTTAAAAAGCCGTGTTCAGTCTCTTGTTTATGACTACGATAGGACATTCTTTCATACAGACGAAGAGAATCAGCCAGTACTTTCTATGCCGAGGTTCGTTATCAATGAGGTTTGGGCATATAAAGATGATAAGACTGAAGGTGCTTTGAGTATGATGTTTTGATCTTTGTGGGTTTTTGTCTATAAGAGTATTCCTATGAGAGAGAGGAATACCTATGTCTTTTGATATCCAATTAGCTTTTTCCTGCCCCCACCAAACTATTGAAGAAGCAGTTACTTTGAGTGGGGATGGTAGGACTATCTCAACCAGACAGCCTATCTTTAGCAGCCCAACCAGAGGAACAATCCTCTATGCAAACGATATGGTTATTCCGTCAGGAGGTCTTTACACCCCTGCTTCTATAAAATCCAGAATTGCTGGCCCCTTCTTTATTCCCAAATATGAAAACACTCTTATAATTTCCTCTACGGAAGATCACATAGAGCTAACGCTGAAAACTTCTTCTTTTCAAAACCGCTTGTCAATTAAGGATCTGGTCAAAGAAATACGGAAAAGGGCTACAAGTCTTTTGGTTGAAAATAACAACGGATTTTTGTCTCTGACTGATCTTGCAACACATGGCTCAAGTTCTATTATTCAGGTCTTGGGCAAAGCTGCTCCACATATTGGCTTTGACCTACAGGCAGGGGCGAGAGGAAAAAAAGTTTTCCCCTCATGGAGCCTTAATCAAGAAGAAACATATTTTTTCACAAGAGGGATACAGTTTTCACAAACCGTAAAGAGCAACCATTCTTTCAGGCTCTCTTATTTTACACACCCAAACCAATGCCGCAGGTGTCAAGCAAATGAAATAGAAAATGACTTTAGATTCGGGCCTAATGGGGGGCTTTTATTTGTAGACAATGAGAATCTTCTCTACCAAAGTTGCTTGAAAATCTTGCTCACAGATAGAGGCTCCAATCTTTTCTATAAAGGATATGGCACAAGTCTTAGGCAGAAGGTTGGAAGAAAGGCTCTTGGAGCAGTCTCTTCAGCAGTCTCTGCTGAAGTAAGGAGAGCTTTGTCTCAGATACAGGAGTATCAGACTATGAGTGGGAAATATCAAAAGCTCACTCTAAAAGAAAGGCTTTACAGGATATTAAGCGTTGAGACAATCCCCTCCCCAACAGACCCAACAACTTTCCTTATTGATGTGGTAGTTCAAAGTGCCAGTTCTCAGAGACTGCAAGTAACAGTACTATATAGCAACCCAAGTACTGTGAGTAGTATCTTACAAGACGGTAAAGTCATAGCAAGAATGGGATCAGCACAGTTGGTATCCAACAATAATACTTATTAGGGTTTGAAGATATGATATCACCAAGTTTTTTATGTCCAGATGGGAAGTATAGAGAGGAGTTTAGCTTTTCCACATCTATAGAAAGTAGGTTTTTTCAAGGCAAAATAGATCCTAACACTGCCTACTTACAGATTTCTGTTTTGGGGAGGGATTTTGAAGATAATCCAGACCTAATCACATTTGAAGGGGAGACTTTTTCAATACCAAGCCCCTCTAAGTATCCAGATGGATACCTTTTAATGATAGGGGAAAACATAATAAAGGTTAGGTCTATCCTAACAGATGGTTCAGTCACGGAGGAAGCATTAATTAGGGTCACTCTATTGCAGAGTGAAGAGCTACCTGCTGTGTCGGGGATTCCTGTTGGAGTAAGGGTAGAAAGATTAACTGGACTTGTGAGACTTTCCGCAGAGATAGCTGCTTCCAATTCCTATGAAAGACAGTTCCTTGGTATGAATTACTACGCAGCTACTTCAGAGGGTGGTGGATCAATAGGGTATAAACTCCTTAATCCATCTCCCATAGGAGATGTTGATAAAGTGATTGAGGATACTACCATAATTGGACAACTGGCAGTAGACTCTACTCCATCTGTGGATGCTAATGGAGATCTTACTGTAGACCCCCTTTACTTTCGGGTTTTTGGGTATCAGGAAGACACTAAAGGAGATACCGTATCTGTTGAATTTAACGAGAGAATGGCGGTTAATGAAGCGACCACACAATTTAGGACTTCGATTACAGTAGAGAGCATTGCCAAGAAAAACCGATACTCTTTCACTCACAATAGGCTTGGGAGCATAAATTCAACTCCTTCTACAGTACCTGATAATGAGTTCTCTTCTACTCCTTTGGATAGACCTTTATATTATGTAGTAACTGCGGTTTATTACAATACGATTTCTGGTGTGGAGTTTGAAAGTCCGTATTCTTTAGAGGTTGTTGGATATCCGATACAGCTTTCTTTGAATACTGCCTCATTGCCCACTGTTTCCAGAAGACAGGTAGTTAGGGAAATTGTTACCTCCATTCACAGAGCCAATGAAAACATAGCTGTTCAGCCCGGTGCGGTATTAAGAGATACTTTTATAGATCCAATGTCTGCTGAGAGCGTGAGGTTACGATTTCTTATTGATTTCCTTTCTCGTACACAGTCTTTCAGCACTCTATTAGAGATTGATGATCCTACAAATTCAGGGTTTTCAATCTCACCAGCCTCTTCACCATACAAACAGGCTTTAGCTCAGTCTTTTTACCTCAAAAATTCAATGAAAGCGCAGAATCTTATAGATGCTGCTTTTGAAAAACTGGCTTCTAATGTTGGGGTTTATAGAAGAGGTGGCACTCCCTCCAGAGGTCAAGTCACCTTCTATGTAACTTCAAAACCAACAACAACGCATAGTATCCCTCTTGGTACGACAATTTCTGCTGGAAGCCTCTCCTTTAGAACGACAGCCTATACTGAAATTTCATTACGGAATTTGATCTCACACTACGACCCTTCTACGGGGTGGTATGAGGTTACGACATTTGCTATCTGCAATTCTTCTGGGCTTGTTGGAAATGTTTCGGTGGGGAAAATCACTACTGTTACGGGTTTGAACGTACTTGTGAGGAATAAAGAGACTTTCTTTGGAGGTAGAGATCAAGAGAGTAATAGAGAATTGGCTGTAAGGGCGCAGCACACCCTTTCCTCTGTAGATACAGGAACCCTTCAAGGCTATCGGCAGTTGGTTTCAGGTTTGGCTGGTGTGGCTGAAAGTAAGATTGTTGGTTCTGGAGAGAGCCTGATGAAGAGAGATTATGACAACACCCTTCAACAACACAAAGGTGGGAAGGTTGATGTTTATATACGGGGGTCGCAAGATTCAATCGTTACAGACAATTTTGCCTTTTCTTTTGAAACAAAGAGGGATGTTCAATTTGAAGTGGTTGGTGATCCGCAGGATCTTATTTTTGAAATCCAAGATCAAAATCTTACGCTGGACAATCCCTTGATAGAAGTTTTAGATTTGCCTGATGAGGTTCCTCCTTATGGTATCCGAAACCACAGTGAAGGTACGAATTTCGTTTTAACAGGGCTGACCATTCTTTCTTACAATAGAATTCAGCTTTCCAGTCAATATAATGACCCTGCTGATCTTGATTTAACAGATGTCGTCATGGGAGATTACCGCTACCGCACCAGCAATGCTTTCACAATGTCCAGACAGCCAGTACTTTCTTTGATTGACGTTTCTGGAAGTAATGTGGTTCTTACCGATACCGAATATGCCCTATACCGCAAACAATCTATTCTGGAAATGGGGTACTCAACCTTAGCTGCTGACCACATACAAATAAGTACAGAGAAGGATCTTGGTTCAGTCACAACTGTTACTGATGAAGAACATATCTTGGTTGGAAATACTGTTGATTATCTTCGGTATTTAGGGATTAACCCTTTGACGATAGTTATCACAGATTCTGAGGGTACGGAGTACGCTTCACCTACTTCTTCTTTTCCTGATTATAGAGTTATTGAAGGAGATGATAATACCCCTCTTGGTATTCAGAGAACCGAAAACAGTGCTATTCCGTCAGGATCTGTGGTTATAGCTTCCTATAAGCATGATGAGAATTACACTGTGACGTATTCGGTGAATTCTATGTTGAGTGTGGCTCAGAACAGCATTAACAATATGAAGCATTTAACAGCCGATGTTGTTGTGAAAGAGGCTGTTAGGAATATTGTAGATATTTCTGCAACGGTCATTCTTTCACAAGGGGCTGAAATGTCCGTAGTGGATCGATTACTCAGAGGAAGATTATACAACCTCTTTAATTCTCTATCTTTCGGAACACCCCTTAGACAATCTGATATTATTGAAGTGATAGATAATACCACTGGTGTTTCTTATGTGGTGGTTCCTCTTACAAAGGTGAGTAGAACAGAAGAATCCTATGTTGTAAGAGAAGCTATAGATGCCAGTGAAGATGCTGACATTGTGAAAATAGATGCTTGGTCTACAAATGAGGTCTGCACATATCTCATCAAAGACCCCCTAAACTCAGATACCTTAACAGGTGGTGGATCAGTAAATGAATTCAGAGCCGTGTATCAAGGAACCACTCCGTTAGAAATAATTGTAGATATTCCTAATAGTGAGGGGCTTCCTTTTGTAGAGAAATCGGGAAGGGCTTTCATCATAGGATATGAAGGGATGTCTATCCAAGGATACTCAGATCAGGAGACACTACAGGCTCTTTATCCTTCAAAGACAGAGAATGAAATAAACGATCTTGCTGTTAGTATGACAGCCAACAGGGTTTTGGTCACGATGTCCTATGAAGAAATTCCAACTTCATATACTTACGATGTGACTTATTTTGTAGGTAGAAGTGAAGGTGTTTCCAGTATTGAAACTGGGCCGATTGAGTATCTAATTCCGGGAACCTTTGAATTTTTATACGATTCTGACAGTGTTTCCAATCGTCTGTCAGCAGGTACTTCATATTCCTCCAGTGGGGGATACTAAGAATGTCGATAAAGAAAGACCCTTTTGTTCCATATAATAGTGAAGGATCAAAGCTTCCAGAAACAGACTATGTAGAAGGCTCTGAGAAGACCTTTCCCAACAGCGTAGCCATAAACCCCTCTCCTATAGAGGAGACAGGTCAGGAGTGGTACAGGGGAGTTAGGATTCAGACTGAGAGAATACTGGAAGTCTTGATGTCTTTGCTACCAAGCAATTATATCTCTCAGGTGAAGGGGCCTTTCTATACCTTGCAACTTCAAAGTGCAGCCGAGCAAATAGCTAAGATACAGGTAGTAGCACAAGAGGTCTATTCAGACAGTGATTTTGATTTCACAAGACCAGAATTTCTCTACCAGATCCTTGGTGGGCTGGTCAATCCTCATTATCGTGATTTCACATTCAAGTTGGACAGCGACATAGAACACAGAACATTTCTGAAGAAGATGATTGTTCTTCTTCTAAATGGTTCAAGACTTTCTACAGTTAAAGAAGGGATTAGGCTCTTGACTGAAGGGGATATTCAGATCATAGAGAAATCTATGGAGATGAAGAGGACACCTAATTCAGCTTACAGACTTGCAGATCAGTTTGAATTTGAAGTTTCCCTTTTGAATGTGAAAACCACCTCTTCAGATGAAGATCATTATCATACGATACGAATGGATAGTGATGGTAATGGGAAGACTATCAGTCTTGATGGAGAGGGTGAAACCCACACCCATGAAATATATCAATTCAAGGTTTTAGCTTCTGAGGACGGAGGGCATACTCATCATCTTGTTTCAGAATTCTCAGAGAATATCCAAAAGATTTTCAATAATTTACCGCTGGTGATGCAGATTCTGAAACCAGCCCACACGCTCTATGAATTCAGACATTTATTCAGAGAGGTCTATCAGCAAGTTTTTACAGATGTCTTATCTATGGACTATGACCTCTCTTATTATGAGGATTTTCGCAAATTTTGTAGTGGGGCAAAAGAAATAACAGGGTACGGAGCTACCCTTACAGACAGATCTTTGTTTACGGACACTTCAAAAAACTTTCAGAGCGTACCAATAGGTGCTTCCTTAGAGATTCTGAGTGGTGTGAACAAGGGAACCTACAGGGTCAAGGATGTTCTTTGCTTTCCTTTGGGAGCAGATAACACTCCACGATCCTATACAACCTCTAATGGATTGAGTGGGAAATTAACGGTTCTCAATGGAAACACTATAAAAGACCTTGATCAAGACTTCTCTTCTTGTGGAGAAGGCACGATCCTGACCATTATAGATGGTCAAAATAAAGGAAATTATCGAATGGAGTTCCTATTGGAATCTAATGGTGGAAGGGTTGGTTTCACTTCGGGGTCATCTACCAAAGTGAAATTAGGACTTTCTACTATTCGTTTAGATCAAAGGATGAAAGGAACAGCAACAGCACAATCATACCGTCTTACGGTAGATAGGTTGGGAGTAAGGACACCAAAAGATAGGATTGGAGAGGATGTTTCTTCCCTATTTTATCTATGACTTGTTTTATATGACTACCGATCTTTTATGGAGAGTTACAAATGTCAGCCAATTTTAGTATTACGGTCACCCATAATGGAACCCCAACATCCCATCCAACAAATCAAAGTGTAGAAACTGCCCGTAAGGGTGATGAAATCAAGTGTGAGGTGGCAAGCACATCAGGTATTTCTACTTACAATTGGACAATCGTTTTCACTCCAGACAGTCCAAGTGCCGTAGCATCATCAGCAGCTTTAATTAGTCCGCCGGGATCTACTCAGTATTGGTGTAAATTTAATGTAGATCACGAAGGCTCCTACCTTGTTCGTTTGATCACAGATTTAGGCACATCCAATGAGGATACGGTTTTTTTACGGGTTCGTAGTCAAACCCGTTTTGGTGATCTTAAACTCCCTGCTGCTGGTGAACGAAAAGATACGGTTGGTTCCATTCCTGTTGACATAGATATCGTTGGTTGGGCTGACAACCAGAACCAAAACCTCCAAAGACTTCTGGCTTATGTGAGAAGGGTTAGCACCAGTGGTCGTGTTCTCTATGTTGATGCGAACAGGGGGCGAAAATCTTACGATGCTTCTCAAGCTCCAAATGATCACACTACAAATTTAGTCTCTATGCCCGGCCCCGACTCCGCTTCTTTAGCAACGAGTGGGGTGACTACTTATGCAGAAGGCTTCGCTGACTTTTTCAAAATTCAAGATGCTATCGCATATGCGAATACGGCAGCAACCCGTGGGGAGCCAGCACCATCAGCAGATCAACCTTATGTGATTTTGGTGAGGAATGGACTGTACGAAGAGAGCCTTGTATTTGAGCCTCATATTCACATTGTAGCTGCTGATCTCATTAACCCATCTCCTACAGCACAGACAAAAGGTGTTGTTGCGAGAACAAAATCAAATGCAGGTCATCTATTTGATGCTGGTGCTAATGCAGACCTTCTCGTCTGTATGGGAATTCAGTTTGAAACCGATGATGGAGCCTCTACCCAACCAACGATTACCCATAAACGTGGGAAAATGTACCTCATTGACTGTGCGGTATTACACACGGCTGGATCAGGCACTTCTGCTATCTTTGCAGTCTCAGATCCTGTCAGCAGCACTACCTTTACGGCTGAAACCTACATCATAGATTCCTATGTCTACAATTCACTTTCCACGGCTGGTCAGACAGCGATTACTGCTAACTGCTATTGTGGAAAGCTTTTTATCATTGGCAGTACTGTCTTTGGAGATAGTGCTATCAAAGCCAATCCGATTATTGCTAATGTTGTAGCGGAGACTTTTGACCTTCTGGTTGATAGATCTGTTGTCGCTGGAAAGAATGGTTCTAATGGATATGGTATTCTCACAAACGCTTCAACAACCAGAATTCGTTGGTCTGAAGTCACTTCTTCCTTTGTAGGTCGCACTCTTCACATTGGAGAGGGTGGTTCATTAGCAAAAGCTGGTGATGTGAAAGTCTATCTTTCCTTCTCTGATTTTGGTATTGCACCCATTCACTTCGACACTACAGGAATGGTTTTAGCAAATACTGTTTTGGATGTTTCCTCTTGTAAATATGGAGATCCTACTTCTGGTGCAGCAGCGCCGGGTTATGTATTTGCTGGTACAAAGCCCAACATTTTTGCCACACACACCCAAGCCAAGAGTATTCACTATCAGAACAATTATCCTGATCCTTTCAGTGGTGGGGTCGTTGCTATCCCCCTTGCAAACCAATTGGGTGCAGAGGATGTTCAGGATGCGATTGATGATCTGGCTTTCTTTGCTACTACTCAAGGAGCCTTTAATGCTTACGGCTCTCTTGATGTTGCCTATGATGGTTTCACTTCGGTAAACCCTCCTGTAGCTGGTTCTGGTGCTGGTAGAAAAATCTCTGCTGATGCGGGGCCTGTGGTTATCCAAGCCTCTTCTACACCAGCCCTTCCTAACCTTTCTGGTGCTGGTGTTGATAAATTTGGTGCAAATGATCCAAGACACGGACACTTACAAATTGAAGGAAGTATTGAGGTTGGTGGAATTTCTGCTCCTGAAATAGAGCTTGATCCCAATTATCTCGCAATGGGGCCAAGATTAAATCTTGGTCATACGGTTTGGCCTTCTGATATTGCTGCTAATGCAGACAGACGTTCTCTCCCTGCTGGTATCATTCAAGGGAATTCAAGAGACTCTTCTCATAGCTATAATCTTAGACTTCAAACTCAATCTTCAACAACAACCAGTAATGGTAGTGTTGGTTGGGTCATTATTCAAGGTGGTGATACTTTAGAAACAGATGGAGCCACTGCGGGGCCTCATTCTGGTGATGTCTTCCTTCAGGGTGGTTCATATCTACCTGCTACACAGAGTAGTGGAATTAATTGTCCAGCAGGTACGATTTTCGTTATTCCGGGAGCCTCTACTGCTGCTGGTGCTGATGAACCTTATGGTTGGATGAGACTGGTCAACCCCCTTGCTATGACTGCTGCCACACTGACAGCAAATGCAGCAGCAACACTTCCAACGACTTGTGCTGGGAATATCACTTTTGCTACTCCGATGGGAGAGGTAGTCATTGAGTTGCTGACTGGCTACGCTAATATGTCTCTCTTACTCTCTGCTCTCAATACTGCTCATAATGGTACTGAAGGAGTATTGAGAGGAGTTGGTCTTCTGGTATTCTCAGAAACCTCTGGAAAGGTGGTTGTAACAACCACTGCCAAGGGAGAATTGGCTGACGTTGTTTATGTTTCAGATGAACCCACATCACCTGCTGTAGCTAACGACCTCAATCTTAATCTTGGAGAATTCAAAGTTTCCAGTGGTGCTGTGTATGTAGCTGGTACTGCTCCAGAGTTTGTGAACCTTCACTGTTCCAACACACAAGAAATCACAATCGGAGGTGCTGCTGCTGGCACAATGCCGATGATCTATGATGCTGTAACTGGAAAGCTCACAGTACCCGGCCTTATCGATCCCAAGGGAATGATCTTTGATGAAGTGGCATATACGAATGCTAATGTTCCGACTGCTGCTAATCAGGGAGCCTTGTTTGTTAGTGATGGATCTGCTTCTTTGACAGACAATGGTCTGTATTACAAAGCAGAAAGTGATGCTACTCCTGTCTTGATTGCTACTTCTTCTGGTTTGGCTTCTTCTGGAGATAGAATTGAGAACGCTGCTCAAACCACAAAAGTTATAGCGCAGACTGCTGATACCATAGACTTTATGACTGACAATACGTTGTACTGGCAGATTGATAATACTGGTAAGCTACAAGGTGTTATGGGCGGTGGTAGTGGGGTAGCCACTCACCAGTTTGAGATTTACAATGCTTCTCATTCTAAAATGGCTATTAAGGCTGGAACAAGTGAAAAAGCAGCCATAGATTTTTATGACCTCGCCACGTTTATGTTTACTGTTCATTATGACAACAGTACAGACATGTTCACTATGGCTAATGCTTCTGATCTCGCTAAAGGGATTACCATAGATCACGCTTCTGGAGTGGTTCATGTTGGAACATCTTTGAAGGTTGGTGTTTCTGCAAGTGTTGTTATTACAGGAATTATTGATGATGATACTATGTCTTCGGCTTCTGCTGATACTTTGTCTACTTCAGAGAGTGTCAAAGCCTATGTGGATGCCAATGCTGTAGCTCTCGCAGACTGGTCAGTGATTAGTACTAATTTGGTTCCTGATGCTGTTGGTCAAGATTTGGGAACAACAACAAAACCTGTTCGATTTTTACAAGTTCAAGGAGTGGACTCTGGGCTGATTGGTGGAATTAATTTCACTGAAGACCCTTCTGGTACTCCTGTACCTGTTGGGATTCTCCATGCTTATGCTCATGGAATAACCCCATACGATAAGACCCTTCAATTTCTTGGACAGTATGATGATACTTTAGCTAATGTCGCTGGTTCGGGTCAAAGCATTACCTTAAATATAGCTGGGGTGGATACTAACAATGCAGCTTTGGCGATGTTTAGAATTAAAGGGGATCTCATCAATGCAGCCAATCTTGAGTCTACTATTGATTTTGATCTTTATCAAAACAACAGTGCTACACCGCAAACAATGTTCTCTTTGTTTGCAGACACTGCGAATTCCAAAATCGCTCAAGTTAGGTTTGAAGTTCCCCTTCTCTTGAAAAACTATGCTACAGGCAGCTTGCCCTCATCAGGAACGATCTTAGCTGGCACAATCGCCTATGACAGCACTACTAACGAAGTGAAGGTGTGGGATGGTGGTAACTGGTCTGCTATGGGTGGTAGTGGCGGTCTGACTAACTGGTCAGAGAACAGTACGAACCTCGTTCCTAACACTGCTACTCAGACATTTGGAGAGGTTGCTTCCACTGTTCAAACTATATTTGTGCAATCAGACCAAGGTGGAACCAAGGATAAAGGTCTTCACTTTGCTGACAGTGGAGGTAGTGAAAGAGGATTCCATGTAATGGAGGGGTCGAATTCTTATGGTAAATCTTCCCACCATTTCGCATCCACCTATGCTGAAACAAAGGCAAACCTCACAACTGGACATGGAACGGGGGTTGTTTGGAGAGGTGAGGCTACTGACGGGGCTGTCTATATAATGAGACAGATTAGCAACTTCACAGACATTGCTAATCTGGAGAGTCAGGTAGATTTTGATTATGGTGATAATCCGGGTTGGACAACTATGTTCTCCTTCTTTAAGGATACCTCCAGTACTCAAGCAGCACAAGTCAGATTTGAAACACCTCTTGCCCTGAATTCCTATCCAACAGCCTCCCTTCCAACTGCTACTGAGTACAGAGATGGTGCGCTCGTTTTTGATACTACTGTTAATGCAATAAAGGTGAAGCATAGTGGGATTTGGAATGGTTTGACAGGTAGTGGAAACCTTTCTGGTAGTGGGTCAGCCCAACAAGTAGGTGTCTTTGATGGTGCTGGAAATGTTGTTGGACAGGCAGAGCTTTTGTTTGATAGTGCCAATAAGACCCTCACGGTTGACAGTTCCAATTCAAATATGGCTTCCTATTTAGAGCTTACGAATTCTGGTGTTGGAGCCAATGAAGATGAGTGGAGAGTTGGTAGAGATCAGTATGGTGTCTTTAGAATAGACCACCAAGGTAAGGATCTCTCTGCTGCTACTCTGATGGTTGAAGGGGTTCCAGCGATTGCCAGCCTACCACAAGAATTGATTCTTAAAGTTGATAATGGTAACGGGGCTGGAATTCAATCTGCCACCTATACCATTAATCTTAATAGCAATGGAGCCACAGACAATACTTGGAGTGTTGTATCACCCACGGTAGCATCAGCGAATATTGATGTTGCAACTATTACTACTACTAAGGTGGCTTTAGCTGGTGCTATCAATACATTGTTGGTTCTAATCACCAATTACAGTAGTAGTGTTGAGACTACAAATACTGGGCCGAATCAACCATACTATGACGTTCTTCTTCAAGCCATTAACCCCACAGCAACCTACGATATTGCTGTCTCTGGTACTGCGATGGAAAATGATGCTGGTGGAGGCATCTCGTATACTCTCCAACCTTTCGGATGGAAAGCGGTATTACATATTGATACTGAAGAAACGGCAAGAGGAGCAAGACATAATTTAGGTTTGCAGGGGGTTTATGGAAATCTCTGGCAAGAAGACCAGTTTATCTTTGGAAAGGCTACTGGAAGCAATATCATAAAAATCACTTCTGGAGACATTACACCTTTCGATTCAACTTTTCCGAACGGAACAACAAGAGCCAATGGTCTTGTTATTTTTGGTAATGATCCAGCCATACCAACCGCATATGGAATGCTCCGAATGAACAACGGGTCATTCCAGCTTTCAAATTTAGACGATGGTGTTAACGGTATTTTACTTCAGTTTTCTGAGGAACAGACTGCAACGATACAGGCTGCCGCTGCTACAAATAAGACTACATTTAAAGTGCAGGGGAATTCTGATAGTACCGCTACTAACGGTTCTGAGATTTGTAGAATTCTCCAGATCGAACATGAGACAGAAGCTGCCCCTGATAAGGGTGGGGGGATAGAAACCAAATACGAATTTAACAATAAGGGATTGGGCTTCTTTAATTTCCAGTTGACAGATGCTTCAAATGGTCAAGAGGATTCCCAATGTTTTATTAAGACCCTTATTAATGGTACTTCTACAGCCTCGTTGGTTATTTCTGCTGGGAAAACTACTTTTGCTAAAGCTATCAAGATTGGTGTAGATGCCAGCACTACTACTAATGTTTGGGATGGGGCTGCTTGGGTAATTGGTGCGAAAGAACCATCTACTATCTCAGCCACTGAAACTGGATCACCATTAACCTCAACCCTACACCATCAATACACGGCTTCTAAGAAATCTCAGATTATTGATGCCAGAGAGCTTGTTGTTGTAAGAAAGGGGAGAGACATAGCTTATCCAGATGATATTAACCCTTCAACAAACGAGGTGGATTTTGTTCAAAGTATTGGAAACAGCAGACACCTTTATACCCCAACACTTAAATCCGACACATCTTCTTCTGAAGAAATGGTTGGTTGGTTCCTTACAAACACCCAAGCGCAAGCGATTACCTCAGATTTAAATTACTACACTGAGATAGCTATTCCGTATCCAGCTAATAAGATGGGTGGTGATTTTGGTGGTACAAATGCACTGTTTGAAGTGAAAATCTGGTATTACGGACAATGTGATGACATCATGGGATCTATTGTAGATATAGATGCTTCAGACAGACCCACCATCACTCTGAGCCTTCACAACACCGCTGATGGAGTGCTAATTGGACAGGAAGCTAAAGCTAATACGGCTACGACAATAAATGCTGGTGTGAATGTAGGAACCATTAACAACTATCTTTTTGAAAATTCAAATGCGGATCTTGATCTTAGTAGTTTGGCAACCGTTCCCAACGCTGGAGATACTTTGCGAGTGACTATAAATATTGCTTTCCCATCTGGAAGAACAAATGACCGAATCCCTCATATGGTTGGTAGGGTGACAGCTAAATTCAAGCAAGAAAGTTAATGAGGTGACCGTTTGCCCTATCCTCCTAATTATTTTGACCCTTCGGAGAGCTTTGAAGGTTCCGTTTATGGCTTCGGCCCTTTTGAACATGACTTCGTTGCTCTCTTTGTTCCTCCAGCACACCCACAGGCTGCTGGATACGGAGGTGTGCATTATTCCCAAGAAGTCCGTTCAGGATCTGCATATGGGTTACGAGCATACGGTGGTGTAGATTGGAGTGCTGAAGAACCCAAACTCAGCAACTTCGTTAATCAAGGATACGGGGGTCAGCAATACGGAAACAACCCTTATGGTGTATGGGCTTTCCCAACCCCATCCTCTGTATCCCCACCCTATTCACACCAACCAGAAAGCATTTCTGAGGGGTATGGGGGTAGTTTCTTTGGTCATTTTGCTTATGGGAATGGGCTGCTTGGTAAAATCCCTGAACAGATTGTTGGTGGTTATGGGGAATCTCCACATGGTGAAGACCCTTATGGAAACGGTCAATTCCCTGCTGTCACTTTTGCGATAAGCGGTGGTTATGGTGGTGACCCCTATGGTCTTTGGCACTACGGTTCCACAGAATTAACCCTCCCCACTCTGGCAAGTGCCACTTCTCTCAATGGTTTTGAGATTGAGATATTCTTCTCAGAAGCTATGGATGAAGAAAACCCCCACCTCCTTCAAGTGTCTACTTATGAAATTACAGCAGTAACAGGTGGAGCAAGCGATACAGTATCAGTGAGAGTAGGAAGCAGAGACACCTTCAATGCTGGCTCTGGAGATTATTCTGGTGGTGTTCTCAGTGTGATTATCACCCATACTGGAACAATGTTGGGTGGCTTCTACAAAATACGGATAACCAATCCTATTACAGATGTTTCTGGAAATGAGATTGTTATCCCTGTTGATGTGGATGAGAGTTATGGAATTCAGTCTAATGAAATTCAACTTCTCACAAAAGGCTCTCAGCCTTCGTATACTGTATCTCCAACATCTGGAAATACGCTTCTGGTTCAGTTTTCACAAGATGTTCTGTCAGAAAGTGAATTTCCCAATGGTGTTGAAAACCCTACTTCTTATAGCTTCAATTCTACACCAAGCTATCCAATACCAATCACAGTTACTACTGCTACGCATTACGGGGTTCCTCGTTATGGAAATGACTTCAAGAAAGTGAAGTTAGCTGTTAAGGGAATGACTTCTCTTAATTACACTTCTCTGATTTCTGATGCTACTGCAATAGAATATGATGGGTCATATCTCCCTTCTGCAAGCACCTCATTTACAGGCTCAGAATTAGGAACAGGAACGTCCTATTCCAGCACTTTCCTATCCCTCTCTAAAGAGGCTGGAAACCCTTACGGGTGGCAATTTGAGGACACCAGCGGCAAGTTGACAGCCCCGAACAGCACTTACCGTGTAGATTTTACTTTCAATGCTGAGAATACTCTTACAGACCCTGCTATTAACGGAACCTTTTGCACTTTCTCTACTTCTGATGGAGCTATAGAAGTACAGATGGCTCTACAGAAAACGGGGGGTCAGGAATACCTCAACATACTTGGCATCTCTACCATTGCAGTGAATTGGTCTACGGGAACAAAAACAGTCACCGTTCTGAGAAATAAGAAGGCTGATGTATATGTGTTCTTGGTAGACGGGATTCCTATTGGAACCTTTGGTGTAGCCAGCTTTGTGACTGCTGGAAGTTATACTGGAGCGAAGGTAGAGCTTGCAGCCGCCTATAAAGTAATCAATTTTCACTTTCATAGTCTCAATGTGAATTCTTCTGCAACGGTGTATTCCAAGGCATGGAATTTCATGCATAATACACCCTCTACTTTTATTGGCTCCGCTGAATTTACAAGAGATCATCTTCTGACGGAGAGAGGCCCATTAGTGAAAGGGTGGGGAGACAACACCCTTGCCACAAAACAAGATGTGAAAGTCTATCTCCAGTATCTCTCCAACCCAAAACAAGAAGTAGAGATAGAGACAGTTAATCCATATATGGGAAAAGTCTCTTTGGCGGTTCCTGTTCCTTTGATGCCAATGGGAGAAATGGCAGTTACCACTGACTATAAGTGGTTTCCCACTCCTCCAGTAGAGATTTTAGGGTTGAATACAGAAGGAGCAGTACTCAACAAGTGGGATTTGAGAAAAGGAAACCACGGAGCTTCACAAGCTTCTCCCAACAAAGGATCTCCTGATACTGCAAGATTTCCAATGGGTATCACCCTACCCATGTCTAAGAGGAGAGATCCTTTATACATAGGTCACCGGTACTTAGGGTTTGAGCGAGATTATACAGCCAGTCTAAATAGTCCTGTGACACTGCTGCTCAATCAAAACCCCAACAACATTTCTGTGGATAAATTTGAGAGAGAGTTGGAAGGATATACTTGTGTCTATGAGGGTTTAATTAGTCCAGCTACAGATGGGTGGGGGTTAGTTGGAACAGACAACGGCTCCATAGAGATTGGGGAGGGAACCTATGCGGTGGATGGTTCCCTTGCTTATTACTATAAAGATCAAGATTTCTCTTTTGATAGCGCAGTGAATTTAGTCTCTCGTTTTGAGATGCTTTCTTATACTCCCAACGGTGTGTTCTGTGGAACAGGCTTTGGGTTCCACAACAATCACAACCTGTTCTTTGTGGGAGCATTAAAAATCAATTCCGTGGAACACATAGGGTTCCTCAAGGATGCTGCCAGAAAGGATTTGTTTGAATCTTGGGAGATTGGTTTCACAATAGATTGTGAAATAACTCGTAAGAACACTATTAAAGTCATTTCAACAGATCTTCCGACATCATTAGAGCCAGATCGACGGTTTCAGATATTTGAAGGAACCCAAGCAGGGGTGTATACCATAAGTGAAATTGTTGAAGATAAAATCTTTGGTACAACCACTTTGGTTATTGAAGAGGCTTTTCCTGTAGACCACACCATTTTTGGAAATGCCTTCTTTAAGATTTCTTTTGAGGTTTTATATTCAGATAGAAATACCTATAGAATGACCTCTCTCCATCACGAAAAGACTTGTGAGGTCTATATCTCAGGACATATCTCAGGGGTGTGTCTGACCATCTCAGAGCCTCCTGAGTTGACTGAGCCAGTATTGTTGGGGTTAGACACCTCTAAGGAAGGACAGGTCATTTGGGGGGCGATAGACCCCAATGCGGTGAGTAATTCCTCTTGGTCTTTCTTCAGATATAGTGTGTCTCCGTCCAAACATAAAGAGACTTCTCTTGGTCATAGGGTTTTTACAGAATTGGGGGATCTCCCTCAAGAAAATCCACATAGTGAATGGTTTTTGGAAAAGGATGGTGGATATGCTGAGATTGATAGTAGCAGAGATGCCCTATTACTGAAAGATACAGTAGGAAGTGATGGGAGGATCTACACCAGAATTGAACCCTTTCTCACAAACAAAGTGAATCTTGATGTTGCTATCAAAATGAGGGTAGAGAATTTCTGTAAGCCTTACAAAATCATAGAAATATGGGATACGATCAGAGCAGTTGAAGTAGCTCCTATTGCCTATACCGAGGAGCAGGGAGTTGGTTTTTCAGAGAAAAGACGAATAATCACTCTTCCCTTTGTTTCTCACAATGGACAGATCACAGCAGCTAAGATTGAAAGCTCTCTGGCGATTCTGTCAGGTACGCATACTTTTTCAACAGAAGCACTATCAACAACTGGATTAGGCTTCACAGATCCAACAAATCGTGAAGTGGAATTGAGGTTTTCGGTTGAGAGCTACACTTTGAATGCTGGCTATGCTGATTTCACTTTCACATTAAATTTCAAAGACACTCCTATCGAAGTCCTGTTTTATGATGGTGGGATAGCTTTCCAAGGGTCTTCACAGACTCTCTTCTCAGCAGCTTTTGACTGGACAGATAAAAAACAGCACACCTATCGCTTTGTAAAAGCAAATGGGGCTTTAAGTTTATCCGTAGACGGAGCAGTTTTAACTACTGTCACTTGGGCGAATTTGATTTCAACACCTTCTGCTAATGAAGAGAAAATCATTTGGAATCAGACAGGGGCTGAAATTCACTTCACTTCTATGTTCTATCAAATGTCTCCACCAGCAGGGATGAAGAAAACTCTTGGTGTGTGGCTTGGTAGAAATCCTACAGATATAAACTCTTGGGAATTGCCAAGGATAGATGCCAGTAGGGAGCCGAATTCTTCTTTGACAGAGGTACAGATACAAGAAGTCAATTGGTCGGATTGGGTGGACTTCCGAATTCACAGAGATATGGAGTGGGGAGTAACTATACTTATAGACACGCTTGGCCCACCACCTTATTTTAATGGAGATTATGCTACCGACATTACGCAGCCAAGTGCTGGTTGGATAAATGTAGAGTACTCACAACTTCCTGTGAAGACTTCTCCAAGATCCTTGGGATACCTTAGTTTTGGAACCACTTCTCTATCACAACAACGATGGGAATGGTTGAGATACCGCATCTTTGATCATCCAATAGATGATTATAGATCACCAGAGAATATGGTTCTAAACCAATACAATATGATCCATAGTGGGGAGGCTACTGAAGATATAACCCCTGAAGTCCTTTCCATTAAGAGTATGGATTCCACACATATCTCCCTACACCCAGCACATATTTATGCTGATCGCATCTTCAAAGTTATTGTGGGAGATCAGATTGTTCCAATGACAAGCTGGTCCTTTAATGAAGAAGCTCAACTTATCACCTTAGAGCTTGGGATACTTTCACAAGAACATGAAATCACAACCGTAGTTTGTGCGGTGAAAGACAAGATCACAGATACCTATCTTAAAGCTCAACCCCTCTTAGACAGTATCACTCTCTTGAATGAGGGGGTTCCTTCTTTTGCCAAGAATAGAATTGCAGATGCAGAGAGAGTACTACAGTCAGGCTCCCCCCTTTCAGATCCATATAATCCTTTAAATGCTCTTGGTGGTCTTGTCTTAAACGATCCCCACACAGCAGTCACCTTCGTAGAAGAGGCTCAGGCTCAGTATGATAGTATGGATTTTTACGATGTGAAAAATGATGGAGAAGCTGGTTTAATCACTTCGATATGTGACTCACCCTATCCTGAACATGGATTCCGAGAAATTGCATTAGAGGGAAGACCTTTCACGGAGAACGGAAATAATCTCCCACTAATTCCTTCTTTTCAACAACTTGGGGGAATGCCTCAAACTTTGCTTTTTGCCAGTGGTGGTAAAAGGGCTTTGGGTGGTCTGACGAATAGCACCTCTACCCTTACCTATCCCTTGGCTGCTGGGAACCATCAAAGAAGGACATTGTGGGTATTCAAGCTAAACCAAGTGAATTCACAAGGAGCGGATACAGATTTACAGGAGGATGCACCCGTACCACTGTCTCCCTATGCTCCAACAGGACACTCTAATACTCCGACAGCACCAAATTCGGCTGATGCTGGTTGCTATCTTTCAGTTTCTCAGGCTGGGAATTATCCAAGACTGGGCCCGTGGGGTGGGCTTCCCTCCCTTACTCCAGATGGTAATCAGCAAATAGAAATTGGTGATGGTGTCACTTCTAATCCTATTGGATCACTATTTACAACAGGCTCTCTTTTGAATGGGGGTTCGTATTCCAACGGTATAGTATTGCAGGGGGGATCATTACTACCAACCTCAACCTCACACGAACAAGTATTACAGTCTGCAAATTAAAAAATCACGATAGTAATTCTATCTATGAATACAAGTAGAGATATATGTAAATGGAGAAAACATGCGACAGCCTTATAATGAAAGAATTAAAAGGGCAAATCAAGCTGTGAAGGTTGGATTAGGGCTTTCCCATAGTGAATCTCTCCTTCTTCCAAAAGGAAGATTTATTCTTCATATGGAGGATGCGAGGACAGGAGAGGTCTTAGAACATTGGGAAAAAGATAATATTATCACAAAAGATGCTGGGATTTTAGCAGCCCGTCTTTTTAGAAATAACTCAGAACCACTACATGGTCTGAATATGCTTGCAGTAGGTACGGGGGCTACAGGGGCTATCCTTTCTCCTGATGCTCCAAGCAATGACCAGAGGTCGTTGAACAATGAAATTGCTCGCAAAGCTTTTTCGTCTACGACCTTTAGGACTTCAAGTGGTGTAGCAGTCTCCTATCCTACTAACATAGTAGACTTCACGACCACCTTTGGAGAGGCAGAGGCAGTTGGGCCTTTGAATGAGATGGGTCTGTTATCCACTAAGCATAATTCTCAGACAAATAAGAATACAAATAATCCACCAGCATCGTATGACAGTACAATTGATACTTCGCTGTATGATACGCTTGTGAATTATTTGACCTTCAGTGTTGTAACCAAACCCTCAACCGCTATTCTCACCCTTACATGGCGTTTGTCTTTTTAATGAGGTTGTGAAATGGCTTTAAAAGATCACAATAAGTTTTATGGCGACCTCAATTCATCAGGTCTGCCCAATCAAGTTTCCAGACATCTTAAGACAGGGGAAAGGTCTTATGATCATGTTGTCTATCAATCAGGAAAGCCTGTATTAGACAGTGAGCTAAATATCTCTGGAGATATTTCTAACTATCTTCGTACTTTGATAGGTCGCTCTCAGATTCAATCAGGATTTGTCAGAGGAACGACATTTAGAGATGGATACTCTGATTTCACATTCAGAGATATCGCTGATGCTGCATTTGTAGCTAATGGCTTTCATATGAAAAGAGCTACAGTGATGGTAGCTGGTTGTCCAATAGTAGTGGAATATTCCACTACGGTTGTTGATGAAGACAATCTCATTACATTACAGATCCCAAAGGTCTATGATGGAACAAATACAACCATTAAAAGAACAGATTTCGTTTTCTTGGAGGTATGGAAAACCCTGATAGCTCCAAGTGTGAAAGCAAGCACTACCATTGTTGTAGATACTTCTGTTAATGCCCTTACAATCGGAGACAGAATAGAGATTGCAACGGCTCCTTTTGATTGTGTTGCTGCTGGTACTGGACAACCCACTGTTCCCTCTTCTGTAAATTGGGAAATCGGAGGCACTGATATAGCTACTGCTGCGAACATAGCAGCAGCGATTAATCAAGGTTCGGCAGGGGTTACCGCAGATAATAATGGAACCTCTACGGTCACAATAAAAGTGGATCTTCCGGGAGCCAGTGGTAATGCCACAGCGATTTCTGTCACAATGGTAAATGCTGGGTGTCTCACTTTGGCTGGTAATTTTACAGGTGGTGAAGACCGCTTGAACAAGCCAGCCCAAGATAAGATTTATCGACACGGAAATGTTTTATCTCCAACAGCTACTTGGCTTGATGATGATTTAGTTGACCCAATCATTGATACTGAAAGTACTCAGAGAGTACAAATTCAGTACCGTATTCGGGTAACGGGAGATGATGAGGGTGTGAATCATAAGATGCACCCTGATGGTTTCACAACCCCAAGAAATATTGTTGGCCCGACAGGTCAGATAAACGCACAAGGGTCACAAACCTCTCCAGTAGATTTATATCCTTTCGTACCTGCTGATGGAGCCTCCACAAGAGATACTTCCAGTGCAGTAAATTATGACATTGTAGACCAAGGATTGTTTATCGCTGGTGATGGTTCTGCATCATCAGCAGCAGCTTTGGGTACTGTTGATGGGTTTGTATATGCTATTCCTATATGCTTCATTTTCAGAAGAAGTGATACTTTTAATAGTCCGTTAGCACATAAGGGATTTGATCCTGTCAATAATACGAATGGCGCACCGACCTATAATCATACTGGATATACAGGCCCATTAGGTGCTATTCCTGCTGGTCTTTCGGATAGACCAGACAATGCGTTTTGTGATGCGATTAATGAGAATGACATTTTGGATTTGAGGAGACACGTTTCCTTTGGGCATCTTGATCTCAAAGCAGAAATTCAGTATCAGATGCAATCCCTATTGGATGGGAAATTCAGGTCTTGGGCTATAGATGCTTCTTCCAAGAATACTCTTGGCGGTTCAAGTGGGGATGTCTCAACCAGATTTTTAGTTTGTAACGAAGTTGGTAGAGAGCAGGGAAAAGATGGAAACCCCCCCTTCAGTGGAGATACTAATCGTGGTCAAACAATTCGTTCCTTTGATCATATCGCAAGAAGATTTGGTGACCAGCCCGTAGTAGAAAGAGCAGTGTTTGCTTTCTATCCGGGAGATAGAAGTACGGCTACGGCTCCAGCACAAGGGTTGGGTACAATAAACGATGGGAAACATGTCACTAAGACAGGGGTTAGTACAATCCGTTGGTGTGAAGGAGACAAACTTCACGTTGATCTTTCCAGCTTTGATGCTTCTTCTAATGGATTTGTATACGATGGATTAACATTACAGGCTTCAGCCACTGGTATTGGAGATCCTTCAGTTGTGAATTTTGCCCCAAGTGGGATGCTCATTACAGACATTCTGAATGTGAAACATGATGATGGTCACTTTGTGAATTCTACTGTCCAAGACGTTCAGATAAAGCACATCTCTGGATTGGGAACAACACATGTTGAAATCACTTTAGATACTAATGATCAATTGGTATCGGGTGGTATGCCAGTTACAGGCCCCAACCCAGAATACAAAATGATAGCTACCAGTGCTGCCACCGATGGATCTCCAAGAAGGATCTTTGTAGAAGTTGAAGTGACCTATCCTCTTGGTAATGGTTTAACTGATACTCCAGATCATCAAGTCACTCCTGATATATCAGCCAACTCGCCTTACCCTTATGGGGAGATTGTTGAGTGTGGAGGAATTTCACAACGACCTGATGATATGGAATACCCTTTAAATCCTCAATGGAGAGAAGGATATAGAGAAGTCTCTCTGGAATATGTAGCTGGTCAAAACGGTGGTGGTGCTGCAATTGGATCTGTATCTGGAACAGAACAGTACATTGTAAGTGCCAATAGGACTAACCTTCACTTCCCCCGTAGAGTATACAGAGACAAATATCAATTACTGACGGTCACAGATGAGTCTAATACCACGAATATGGGTATTGATGACAGTCAATCAACATACGGTTCAAGTGAAAGAAAGGTGGTTCTGTCAGGGAACCTGAATGGCAACGGACACACGCTTTGTAAAATCACTTATTTCGCCCAAGACCCCATTCCAAATTACGGAGCTAAAGGTGGTGGTTACCAGATAGCTGCTTATTTTAGAACCAATGCCCCACAGACTTGTGGTGTAAAAGAAGGGGATATCAATGATGTTGTTCCTTCTACTCTGGAAGTAGAGCCTCTTTTGGTAGATGATAATATCTGGACAGGTCAGATTGGTATGGGAGCAGTCGAAGGATCTTTCCCTTATGCTGCTTCATTAGATCAAATAGCTATAAACGATGGGAGTACTTTAGACACTTCATCTTGGGTAGCTGGAATGACCCACGAATGGTTCTTCTGTGCAACATCTCAGATTGAGATAGATGATTTTGATGCTAATACAGGGCTTCTTGCGCTCCATCCTTTTGTTCAGGAAGATAGGACAGAGTATTTGAAATTAGGTGGCTCCACCAATGTAGAAAAGCCAAGAAAGGATATGGAATTCAGGCTTTACTACCCCCTTGCAGATAATACTACATATCGACCCACAATCCTTACTCAGCCTTTGAGTGGGGCTGTGAGACATAAGGTTTTCATTCCAATGTTGGCGAGGGCTACGGCTGATGCAATAACCTCTACAGGAGGGGTTCTCTATAGAAAGAATGAATTGTTGTTGATAGTCATTAGCAGGTTTGCTGAATTGGATGCTGATAACACAGTTAAATTCATAGATGCTCCCGATAATAGGACTTGTGCTGCGGTTTATCGAACAAAGAACCTGCTGTTATTGGTAGGAGATTAAAAGATGCCAGTTAAGAAGAACCCCTCTTCTATCAAATCTGGTAGCGGAGTTAAGCCGACAGAGGCAACCAATTGGTCATTAACTACCCCACCAACAGGGAAGGTTGATGAGGCTGCTGCGGATTATGATGAAGCTAAGAATGATCATCCTTTGGACGGGGTTTCTTCTCCTTTGAACACCCACCTTGATCCAGATGTGATAGCTCATACGGCTTCAAATATTTCCATAGATGGAAAGCCTAAAGAGACTTTCACTTCGCAGCATGTTGAAGGAGCCTTGGATGAGCTTTCTGCTTTAATACCTCCAAAGCCTCCTAAGATTGGAACACGCAAAGGGTATATGACGGTTTCAGGAATTCCTGATTGGGGTGTTCTGAAGTTGAATGAGAGCTTTTTGTATGATCGATTCTCTACTTATCTGAATGCTCAAGGAACAAACCACCACGCAACAAACGACCCAAGTAAAATTTATCCTTACTATTGGTATCCACCCAACCCTGCTTGGAAGAACCCTGTCTTTGAGCCTGATGGAACAGACTCTTTTGATGGTCATTATATTACTGAGACATGGAATGAAGGAGGTAAAGATCCCCAAACCGATCCCACCTTCAATGTTATAGATACTACAGGTTCTGGATATAATGGTGGTGGTGCTGGAAATGTCTATTCTGGTGGTTTTACCAGAGACACTGCTTTCTATTACTCAGGGCTTCATAGTAAAGGGGTTGTACAGACCCTTCGGATCTATCCAATTGGTCAAAGTAGTCATTTTAATGTTGTCGTGTCTGGTGTGGTTTATCCAGCAGATCGTGGGGTGTTAGCACTTCTTCATTGGCCTAATGGTGTGGATAAAAATGGGTTTTTAGCTAAAGCATTAAACCAGAGAGTGGTGGCTGCTACTTTGCTTGGTAAGGGGATTTTAGGAGATAAGTGTCCTTGTGATGGAGATCCGGGAGGGATTTTCCTGATGGGTTCCGATAGTAATGGAGACTATGACCCCTATGAGTGGCCGGGTCAGGCTTCAGGTCAAGGATCTCTCTATGAATTGCATAGAGGTATTTCAGAGAACACTGAATTTTTTACCTCCAATGATCCATATTTTAATTTTGATGGTCTTAGTTACGGCCCTATTGGAGTAAGTAGTAGTCTTGCTTCTAATCCTTGTGAAATCACAACAAGTATCCCCCACGGATTCTCTGATGGAGATATCGTAAAAATAACAGGACATACAAACAATGCAGTGAATAGTACCTTCATAATTACTGTTATTTCAACTACAGAATTTAGTCTTGCTAAATCTGATGGAATTCCTCTTGCAACCACTGTAGTTGGGGCAGGGGGAATCGTTAAGAGAGAGATTGGTTGTAACAAAGCTGACTATGTGATTTTTGATGCAGATAAGCCATATCCCGGCCAAGTCCGATTAGGCTCTGACCCTAATGCTGGTGTTCCTGTAGTACCAGAAGGAATCCCTATTCTTGGTGGTGGTCAATATGCCAGAGGTGGTGGGGATGATAACAATTTCCTTCGATATAGACTGCCTTATTTAGATGATTATGAATTTGCCTCTCCAAAACATCTTAAATGGACACCTGAAGATGAGAGATGGAGATACTTCAAAAAGCCAACGGTGGCTTCTTCTGCTGGAATTGATCTTCTTCAGGCTGGAGACTATTCTCCATTTGTGAAAGATTATTGGCCCTTTCAAATGGCAAGATATCGTCATAGATTTGAAGTGCATGATCCTGCCTGTGCAGACCCAGCTACCGCAGATGGTTTTGATTTAGGCTCTTACGTCTTGATTCACTTTAAGAAAGAGGCTTACTTTGAAGAACTTGTGCGAGATGGAATTATCCCAACTCAGGATAAAATTTACTCTATAAATTTAGAAATGTGGGGTGCTAATAGCCCCTATACTCCTGAACATCTGGGAAATTCTATCAAATCAGCAAGCCCCCATATAGAAACTTCTGCTGCTTCCTACCACGTTGTTCGATCTTCTATTTTTGGCGAAAATTTAGTGGGATCAGACCTTATTCCTAATTTCTCTGGTCAATTTGAGTATAACCGCACAGAACAGTCTTCTGTTCCAGTTTCAGGTATCTATTATTTCTGCCCTTCTTCTCAATACCAAATTTCCTCTCCACCTAAAAGCTACCCAAATACATACCCGAATACTTTTGCCCTAAAGAATGTGGCTTTTCAGATCACTGGCTTATTTGATAACTCTTATCGGGTTTCAGAAAGGGCTTATAATAAAATTTCCCCAAGCCCTGTAACCTTGGGTCTTGCTCCTTTTAGTTATGAGCATGATCCTCCTACTTTTACATCTTCCCTTGGAACAGAGCGTAGGCAGAGGGTTGATCTTGGTATGGAAAGTTTAGGGTACGACCCTGCTGTGACAGCCCCAACCCCTTCAGATCCAGTATCTGTTTTCATTAACGATATTAATTTGTTTGCTGAAAACAAAACTCCAACCTTTTCAACCAACGCAAGAATGAGGACTTTTGCAAAGAAACCAATCGGACACAGTGATGTAGACTTTACCCTTCTTCCAAAACAAGGGTTTCCTCTCAATCCCGTAGATGGAAAGAGAATTCTATACACCTCTATTGGTGGGAATACTATGTTTGGAAATTTACAGATGGAACCTCTTACAGATACGAGAGCAATTCCTTCTGTTGAAATTTTAGATAGACTTTATAATGAGAGGTTCTTGGACGAAGTTTACCGATGTGAGTCTACTTTTGCTAATATTGTGGCTGCTGATCCTGCTTTTGGAAAACTTCTTGCTGGCCCTGGTCTTACTTTGACGGGAACACCAAAACCCATTCTTATTCCTGTTAGTCTTGGGAGAGCAGTCTCTATATCTTCTCCTTATTTGTGGAAGGAAATTTCTTGGCTTCAAAATGATGCTCATAAACAAGACCTTAGTTTATATCCAAATGAGCTACAAGTCTCAGGGCTTCCAGATAGAAATCCCCCTATAGAGGAAGGGGTTATCGTACCGTTTCCTTCTACTGGTCTTTTGCAGTACCCACAGGAAAATTATAGTCTTAATCATAGACCTTCTGATGTTGATTCTGATCTTCAGTACCCACAACGGGATTATTCTGGTTTAACAGGAACAAGAAGATACACAAGGGTCTTTGATGTTGGTCGAAATGGTGTAGATCAGGTTGCTGGACAACCAATTTTCAGCATACGGATAGATGGAATTAAATTAGAAGACTTTAATTACTACCCCCACCCAAATGGTGCTTTCGGAAGTGAAGCTATGGCAATCTTCGTGAAGGTTCCCGGCCTCACTACTTGGATGGACATTGGTAGAAGAGATGGGGATGGCCCCTCTAAGCAGGATCTAAACTTAGATGGTGCAGGTTGTCAGGTTGTGTGTCCTGAAACTAAGGATGGGATAGATCCACAAACGGGTATGGTTTATTGTGAAGTGAAAATAAATGTCGGCACGACAGCGAATTTATTTGCTAATCACTTAGACAATTACCGTATACCCATTTTGTTCCAAGTCAGAATGTATGACTTTGCAAAGACGAAAGAATACAATCTAAGAGTTGATAACCCCCACCCATCTAATGCCTCTGGAGTTTCCTCTTCTGATCTTAGATCAGGAGACATAAAAGGAATTATTGGAGTTAAGGTTTTACCATTTTCATCTTGATCGGTAGAATTCTTATATCCATCCGTTGATAGATAGATGAAATGAATTTGAGGTCTTGGCTATGAATGATAGCGAACTGCTTTTATATATTAGGAAGCTTTTGGAGAATAAAACAGAAACCCTTAGTGGAAGGGAGTCTTGGCAAGAGCATCTTTCAAGACACACTACGGTTTCTTCTAAAAGTCTCCAAGCTGCTGAAATCCTTAAAGGTTTTGCTGGTTCTTGGGCTTCCGTTTACACAAAGGATGTTAGCAAAAAGCAGTTAGACCAGCTTCCAGATTCACAATTCCCACCTGCTGCCAATAGAGAATACTCAAAGTTGGGGCAGGCAGGTGTTCCTGAAGTAAATTTTGTTCCTTATGATCATAATACGAATAGATCAGGCATAAAGGGGTGTTCTCTTCTTGGACATCCCATTTCTTTTGAGTTTGTCGGCCCCACATTAAAGTCCTCTGCTGTCAATTGGCAATTTATTGTGGTAGATAACAGTGCTACTCCCACTCAAGGCGATACTCTTCAGATAGATATAGATACAAATCTTACTTTTCCAACATCAGCCATTCCACCAGATTGTGATAATAATCAGCATGCGTATGGCTTCGACAGCAATGCTCTACCTGCCCATCATAACAATCTTTATCTAATAATTGAACAAACAGGAGAAGATGGGGCAGAGGGTGTGACTACGGGAGTTGGTCTTGGAGATGGGATGATCGCCCTTGACGGTCATGTTCCTACCAATGCTGCTTTCACGCTCCCAAGAGCAGCAGCCGTGGCGAGAACACCAAGCTCTAAATATGAAATCTTCCGTATTGTAGACATAGAAGATGATGTACCCGGTGGTAAAATAACCCTTGATTGCTCTAAGAGGCTGAAAGACTACTTCTCGTTTGCTGCTGGAACCACCCCGATAATTCGGGCAATAAAAATTATTACTCCAAAAGCTACACGTTTAGCTCCCATTCCAACTTCAGGAAGCAGTGTTGGGAGAGAGAGGGCTTTTGCAGTTGTTCCTCCTGTTTTCTCTTTAAAATCCGATCTGATGCCGCCTCTTGGTGCTGGTTCAATTACTGGAACGTGGGCTGGTGGAGGATTTGATCCCATATTTCAGAATATAACGGGAGTTGCCCCCACACCGTCTTCCTATATGCTGCAAGACAAAATGCGCTTACCTTGCCCCAGAGTACTTTATCGGGGTACGGCTTATATGGAGAAAACCTCCGATAACTTAGGTATTATGGCGGCTGGTTTTGCAAGAATAGTGGGGCCGATAGAAATCCCAAATGGTGCATCTCTTGTAAATAAAATTATTCACATAACGGGTATTGAAAGTGATGCTACAGCACAGATTCCAATACAAGGAAATCCTTTGCTTGGGTGGTATCATGTTCATTCTGTAGGGTCAGCCCCATTCTTTACTACTATTCTTTTCAAGTTAATTGAGGTTCATCCGGGAACAGGAAAGAAAAGTTACGGAAGCAGCATTGCTCAAAATGTCAAAGACCCTCAATTCCACGACAAGACATATAAGATTTCTTTCACGGTGCATGACTCCCTCTTTGAGTTGTGGAATGATCCAGTCCACAACTACAGCTTAGATATAGATGCAATTGAGCATAGTCGTTTGGATAATTTGATTGATCCTTCTTGGGTTCAGAATAGTGGAAAGAGCGCAGAAAACTCTATAGATCTTTCTGACGGTGGGAATACCTTCTATGCCAGAGCAGATCGGGCGGTTTTCGATACTCGTTCTTCTCAGAATGGAGCAAACGGCTATAACGCAGATCCCGGAAGTCTCTTGGATCTTGGTTTTAGAGCAGTGCTATTTCCTTGCAAGGGGTTTGTTTTAGGGGAAGGCATTCCTGATTGGGATAATCCCATTACTTCCAGAGAGCTTGTAATAGACCCTTCTATTGATGAGAAACAGTATGTCCACATTGATTATTCTGCTGGTCTGGTCATCCTCTCTCACGAACCACCAGAGAAATCCGCTGGTGGTTCAACTTACGGTGACCTAAATCCAAATGGCATTTTCGATCCATCTGGTAAGATTGTTTTATTCGCTTGCTGCGTTCCTTATTCCAGAGAAGCAGGGCAGTTAGGGGCATCTGTTAGAGTCACAGGTAGTCGGTACAATAATCTCACCCCTGATATAATTCAAGACCAAGAAGATATTTATGGAAAGAGACTTTCTTTTGGCATTAAAGGGCTTGATTCTGGTACTCCATACAGTATCCATTCCAGAGGTAACACCACTTCAACAGTAACTACAAACTCTCTAATTTTATCCTCTTATGATTCAGAACATCTGCTCCCTGAGAGTGGTTTCATAGAGATTATTCATAGCCCAACAGATCCATATCAACCAAGCCACCCTGCTCTTACATATGATGTAAATGGAACACGCACACCAGCATCTACTTTTGGATACCTCTCAAAAGGAACTCATGTTGAGGGTGGGGAAACATATACTGCTTTGCATGGTTTGTATGGTGGAGCTAAACACGGTGTTGATACAATTACAACATCAAAGGATGATGATGAATACTATGCGGTTCTTCGGAAAAACATAAGAGCTACCCCAAGGGGAGATGCTTTTGCTACTCTGACCCCATACCAAGAAGATACAACACACGGGAATGCAAAAAGGTTCTCCGCATTAAGATTCACAAAGACTAAGATCCAGCAGAATTTTGATGGATCTATCACGATAGACCCAATTCATTATGATGAAGTAGAGTTAGAAACCAATAAGATCCCCGTATCAGGAAATGCTTTTCTTCTACCCAAGGGGCCTACGAGCGCAAAGGGCGAAGGAGTTAGTCAACCCTATCATAATTTTCCAACTGAAATTAAATACCCCAAAGGGAATTTCCCCACAGACGTTCCTCTTTATGAATTTAGTGGGGGGTATGGGAACGGGTTCTTGACACAAGGGTATCCGATTAAGCCAGCAATTATCCAATTTTTAGATTCGTATGGTGGGAATGATATTTTGGGCAGACATGTACCCCCATATGGAGGATATGACGGAACCTTTGGAGCAGTAAATGCCTCATATACGCACCAGAAGAAACCTTCTAATCCGGGCAACTTTTTTGTTGGCTACCGTCATATAAATAGTCGTTGCTCCCCTTATTTCGGGGCTTCTTCTTATAGAAGAACAGCTACGCTTGGGGGCTACCAACTTTCTTGGTTGGCGCACACAGCGAGTATGTCACAACAAGTCCGTGTTTTGCCGGGGATGGTTATTGAAGATGTGACTTCAGGTTTGTTTTTCACAATCGGAGATTCTGGTAGGGGGTACAACGTAAGGGGTGATCAGGCAACTCCGGGAAGTGTTTATATCCCCTTTAAAGTAGAGGCTATTTGTCCAAAGATAAGGACGGCTCAGGCAATTATAGTTGGCGATACTTTCACTTTATCAAAATATGCTGGTGGTACTTGGCATCAACTAATATGGACTTTTATTCCTGCTGGTGGTTCTGGTACTATTTGGGAGGTTCCACTTGGCACTTCTACGATTAAAAGTCTTATTAATTTAATAGAAAAAGTAAATTCAAACCCTCTCGCAGAAACGCAATCTTGGGGGTTCCATCTTGATTTCGATGAGCAAATTCAAAATGAACATCCCCGTTTGATGGTTTACCATCAAAAGTATTACTGGCCTACAACTTCACCTTATGGGGTCGGTACGGTTGGTGGTGGCGGTGAATATAACGTGGATGCTATGGGCTTCCACGGAGTAGGGGGTAGTATCTTTGGTGATGCCACTTCTACTACTACAGCCCTATTTGAAGATGAGGGTGCTACTGTTTCAATCCACTCATTTTCCGAATACACCCATTGGGCATATAATACAGTAGAAGACAAGAGGCTTACCTCACATGGCTCACTTCGCCCCTATGAGCCATCACCTATTATTACGGGTGGAGACAGGGCTAAACTGTTTTGGACATTTAGAGTAGATCCTACTGCTCATCTGCATTTCTCAAACAAAGGACAGATTACTTGGGGTTATGTTGAGAAGCATACGGGAACTGTTTATGTCATGAAAAGAACCCTTGCACAACTTGGAGCTACAGCGCATGCTACTGTTCCGATAAAACAAGCCCTTGAATTTATCTGCACCCAGATAAACGATATCCCTGAAGCTGACTATGTTTCTGCTGGGTTTCCTGAGACAGCAGGCAGGTTAGAGGCCATCATTAGCCATTGGGAAGTAGATACTGTTACAAGCATAGACCGTGTAACAGTAATGTTTAGAAATGAGACTGTTGGGCTTGATGGTAATCGCTGGTTTATTGCTACCCATGACCAAACCGATCCAACCTATGAATCTGTATTGGGTCATAATGCCTCACCCTTAGCAGATAATCTGGTAACTGACACCTTCGCTGAAAGTATGATCCTTAATGCCTCATCCGGCCTTGCTTGGTGGTCAATGAACTATCCAAGCGGTTCTGGTACACACGATGGTGGAGGCTATATGGAAGAGGCTGGCAAGATTTCCACCCAATCTTTTGTTGATGGTACAACAGATTCAATTAATGTTTGGTTCCTAAGTGGTGGTGTCGATCCAGAAATAGGGTTTGATATTTCAGACCATATGAAACATGAAAAAATTCCGTTTGCTGATACAGGCTTTGGAGATCGTACAGACAATAACATTCCAAGAAATCCTTTGGCTGGTCACAAATATCGTATTGTTCCAAATGTAGAATTTGTTCCAGTTGTTCCTTCTCATAGTGGGATGGAGTCCAGTGTGTTGGGTGGCTTAATTCCTCCTTATGTAGATCCTACGGATGAAAACACTGCCATTGCTGAAGCACATGCTTTTTTATACGATGGGTTGTATGACTTCAAAATTGAGGATCTTCATAGGTATGTCTATATTTGCGGTACAAACAACTATAACTATGTGGGTTGGTGGCAGATTGTTGGAATTCTTAAAGACTATAATATTCCTTGGTTAGACTCCAATCGTACAGTAGCTATTGTTCAAATGAAGGGTACTGCTGAAGCCCGAAAAGGTCTAACTTCAATGGGAATGAGAGGAGGGCAAGGTTTAACTCAAGATGGTAGCCTCCCACTTAAAGCAAGGGGTGGTTCTGTTAGAATGGCTATGGATGCTCGTACTAATGGGAACGGTGGACTGTTAAGCAATCTGAAGTGTTTTGGCTTCTTTAAAGCTTGGGATGGAACAGGAACCCCACCATATACAAACCTTCACGTTACCATTAAATTACAAGACCCCGGCGCTCAACCCCCTGTTCAACAAGTGGCAGTTGTTGCTGCCACTCTTCAAAGTGGTGGGGTTGTTGATGCTACTACTCTTGCTGCCTTTGCCAATTCAGATCCTTATTTGAATGGAAGTTATTTTATTTTTGGGGATGGAACAACAGGAGTATCCTTCCTTTATTGGGATGTTGAGACAAGGGGTGGTTACGAACATGGTTGCTCTTTAGAAGTTAGTGTAAATTACACTGCTTTAACCACAGCACAAGCCCAATCTCTTTGTGGGCCAGCAGGCTTCTTACAGATCAATTTCTTGTCCAGAGTAGACGGTAGGTTTTATGATAATAATCAAAGCGCAACTCCCGAAGTGGCAATTGGAAGACCCGATGCTATTGGCTTCATTTCACACAGAGGACATAGCTCAGAGGTTGCGGCTTTCTTTGGGGATGCGAATAACCACATAAAGATAAATCCTTATACGGTGTCAGGTGGTGGTTCTTTAGTACCAAGCACCAGAGAAGTTAACAGTGCTGCAAATGGTCTACGTTGGGTCTTTAGTGAGCCTTTAACGGATAGGCATATTGGTTCTTATCTAAACATTAAAAAGAATTCTCCTTACATGCATTTCCCAATGGGAAGTGGGTGGACAAATTTCCCTGCTCAAAAAGTTGGTACTCACATTGAAAAAGAAGTTGATATTTTTAGGTTGAATAAGTGTCCTGCTACAAATCAGATGGTTGTAGGGGGGGATTGTGAAGTTTACCAAACAGAGCTTGTACATATCCAAGAAGAGAAATTTCACTCCATAATGTATTCCCCATTGGGTGTTGGTGGTGTTTGGGAAGACACTCTTACTCAAAACCCTCCAAGCACAATGAGTTTGAATTCTACGATTCAATACAGTCTTCAACTCATAAATAAAGAGAAGATTATTACAATCTCTCCCAATTCGGCTTCCTCTACTTCTATGTTCTCTACTCAACATCAAAGTTTTGGAGCCAGTGGTGGTGTTGGGGTTGGTGGGCAAATTCTTGATTTATCTCATATCACCCTCAACAACATCATCACTAACTCCGTCAATCATATTGAGACTATGCTAACAGGAATCAACCCTTGGGTGTTGATGTCTCGTCAAAATATACAAAGAACTAATGTTTGGGGGAACACATCAATAACCGCTGCTGGTCTTCCAGATACCAGCTATCCAGAGAGATCCAGAAATGAAAGAGAGCTTTGGAATGCGGATAACATTTTCGGAGATGATCTTGGTTATTTGAATACCTTTATGACCAATGATACAGAACAAAAAGCACTGCCGTTCTTTTATTACTCTTTATATAATTGGTGTCCTTCTGGTGAGTGGTGGCAACTGCAACTACCACAACCAAGTGGTGATTCCGTTCAATTCAATGCTTCCAGCCCCCCACCAACTCTTCGTGTAGATTTAACAGAGGCATATACGCAAGCCCTTCAATTAGGCGGTGCTGATGCTAAAGGTGTTCGATTAAATAAGCTTTGGGTAAACTTCGGTGTTTGGGGAGATCGGAAGAAATATAGTGATTGGTATGAAACTGGTCGTGAGGTAGCTGGTTTAACAGAGCAGGTTTTACCTTCAGCCGTATCGGGAACTCAAAATAAAGAGCTACCTGTCTGTCAACCAAATGCGGTTATGAGGACAAACCATATTGCTTTCAATCTTGTTGTTGAGCTACCCTCTACTCAATCCAGAATTCCTACTATAGATAGGTGTTATTTTAGAGTTAGGCAGAGGCCAGACTCCGCTAAATTTGCGGCTGGAGATTATGAGCAAAAAGTAGCTTTCACAATAAACGATGGTAATGGAAACGCATGGAACTTCATATGTAGATCCTTCACTGCTCAAACCAGCCCATTTGACCCCGTAACTGGTGCTAATGACTATGAATTCTTCATAGGGCAGTGGCAGGGTATGGGTTCGGCAATAGTGTATGAAAGATATGCTATTGCAAAGAATATTGCTCTTGCAATTAATCTGGCTGCAAGGAATTCTTCTTTGACCCCTTCAGGTGCGCTTTTAGAGGTTAGCGCACAGCATATCGGTGATTGCGTAATGTTGGAGTGGAATACAAACAGAAGTACAAATCCAGCTATCTCCCAACAAAGGTCAATTGTGTTCCAAGGATCAGGGATGGTTGGTTGGGAATTTTTAGGTGGTGGGGCTTATGGTACTGGATTTGCTGTCACATTCGCAAGTAGGACGAATTTAAATAGTACATACCTCCATAGTGGGTCAGAAGGATTTGGGTTGGGGGGTCGTTGTCCTAATGCCATTGCGACACATAATATTGACTACTTAAATTCCTTCTTTAATGTAGGTGCTGCTGGTGCTGGGGTTGGTGGTGGAACCATTGTGATCCCTCTCTATGTGAATAGAGAGTCAGGTGATCTTATGCCTAATGTAATGGAGCAGTTTGTTGATACGGGTTCCGCATCCAGAAGTCAGACGGTAGGAACCCAAATACCTTCTGATTGGGCGAGTGGCGACCCTGAGAGCGGTTTCGGCTTTATAGATCCTCCTGATTATGGCTTATTGAATGCTAAGTCTTATGCCAGAGGTGTTCTCCACTCTCTATATCAGGAACAGGTTACTCATCAATCTTCTCATATCCACCACTCTTGTATTGGAAACCCACATTATCCTGTAGTTTGGGGTGGTATTGACTTTGATACTGCAACTAATTTCTTTGCTGCCTCCAACTATGATTATAGCACCTCTATGGTAATGGCAAATGCTACCTACTCCCAAAATAATTATGGTGTAGATGGTGATGGTTTTCTTGGTCAATCTTGGACAAAGAATTTTACGGCTCCATTCCTCACTCAAGAATCCAGTCTTGCTTTAGCTGGTATTTACCCAAGAATTTCCAGAACCTCTGGAGGGGTGAGAGATTTTTTCACAAGTGGAATTGTGAATAATGGGGATATCTTTTCAAGAGGCACAGATGGGTCAGGGTTTATTAGAGGGCCTGTGGGTGAGGGGCCAGCCAGTCTTAGTGCTGCTACTATGACTGGAATTGTGGTAGCTCATAGAGCAACAGCACCCCACCCAAGACAGTGGTCAGAAGGATCTCCGACCAATTTCGCACCAACAATTTTTAATGTGGATAAGAACGATGCTGCAATATCTTCAATTCCAAATATTCATAGACGAAACACGAAGACTTGCCCTCATAGCTTTACAATAGCTTTAACACCAGTGGGAGAGAAATTTGACCCACCTAAAAATGCTAAAGGGGAAAGAATTTCTGTTGCTGGAACAATTGGCTCAATGGCTCCTAAATGGCAATGGAATTCTGGAATTAGTGATTTCATAGCCACAGAACAATTTGTTAGTAGTCAGGCTTCAGGGGATGAAAGATTTGCTCATTTTGGTAGAAGATTAAACAATGCAGGGATGCCAAATAACAAAGTTGGTACTTGGTTAGAAAATATTCTTAATGTATTTGGTAGTCCAGAACAGGACGGATCTATGCTTCCAACTGGAGCGAGGGTATTTTTAGAAATTTCAACAAACTATGGTGAAATTGGTCACGCTTCCCAAGCTCTTTCTAATAATGGAGTTTGGGTTGGCCCTGTTCGATGTTCTTTTGATGTTGAAACCTCTTTTGGAACAGCAGAAAAAAAAGTAACGGGAAACAACTGATTTAGGATTTATTATGAGAACATATGTAGACTTAGCAAGCCACGCATCAGCCTTGAAGAATCCTTCAAATAAGCCTCTGATAACTCAGGTGGAAATGAAGGCTCCGAATCTTGGAACCCTAACACCTGTAAATGGTAGGTATATTCTCTGCTCTCCAGATGGGGTTTCCCTCTCTGTAGACCTTAACAGCTATGTTTTGCCTGTTGATGGTGGAGATTTAAGTAGTAGGGGCTTTGCTGAGTTGTTGGCGAAGTACCCTATGTATGAGTACATCTTCTTCAACCCGATTTTAACAGATCAAGATTTAAGTGTTTCAACCAGTGGAGGCTTTGACCCCACTGCTACTTTTCCTGATGGGGTAAACACTTGGTATCCACGATACCAAACGGGAAGAGTGGGTTCTGGTGTAGATGATGGGAATAGCCCCACCTCTACTGCAATACTTCCAGCTAATACTACAGTGTCTCCTGTGAAGCCGGGGATGATGATTACCAGTGCAATTGATATCTCTCCCTATGTTGGTTCGGTATCAAGTGGTGGTGGTGCGGATCAATTTATGGTCTACTGGAAAATTTATGAGTTTGTGGTCACACACGATATTCTCTCTTCAACTAATTTTGGTGTTCACGGTGTAAAAAACCAGCCTTCACACCGTCAAATAAAAGAGATAGCCCAAGAGCCAACTGATTTTTCTGTCTATCTTTCTATAGATGGTGGAACCACTTGGCATAGTGCCAAGCGGTTGGAACCTCTCTCTTTTTGCTGCAAGGTCGATAGTCTCAAAATTGCTTTCAAAAACGATAGTGGAGCCAAAGTATATCTTGCTCACTATGGTGTGATGTTCTAATGGGGAAAAAATAATGTCTGAGAAATTTGGAAATGGTGTAAGCAGAACCTTATCTGCAATTGATAGACAGTTTTCAACTGTAGTGTGGCAGAAAGGGAAGCCACCACTTGATAGTGAATTAAACCTCATGTCTCAGGTGGACGTTGAACAAATGCAGCAGCAAATTCGCTCCTGTATGAATTCAGGTTTTATTATTGATCCAACCAGATCCGCACAAGACTTCATGTTTAAGGGAGGTTGGAGTAATCATTTCTATTTGGGTCAGGAAGATGGGTCTAATCAACCCTTTCTGTATGCTAATGTAGCAGGGATGATTGTTCCTGTTTGTGGAACAGAGCATGGTGCATACTCAAATCGAATTAAACTTAATCCCCCTCCAGCTACAGACAGTCGAGTAGATTTTGTTTTCTTAGAAGTGTGGAAGACCCTCGTTGCTCCTAATCCTTCAACAGTGAACAAGCCTTCAGCCACTACCATTTGGAAATATGGTAATACAGAATATGGTGGTACGAATATCGTTGATGATTTGGAAGATCCCAACATTGGATTTGAAACTTCTGAAAGAGTACAAATCCAATACCGTATCAGAGTTTATGGTTCAGGGGCTGGTTTAGGGGCTGGTGTAGCCCTTCAGGAGCATCCTGATGGATTAGGTGACCCTAATATACTTGGACAAGGAACGGCAAGCACACCAGTAGCAGCACTGCCCTTTGCAAACATGCAAGATACTCTGAGTGATCCCTCTCTTTGGAGAGCAGGGGATGGGAATCCTGATAATGGTCTTGGAACGGTTGATGGATATGTTTATGCTATTCCAATCTGCGCTGTTTTCAGAAGAAATTCAAACCCCTTTGTGGCTGTGAACATTAGTGGTAATGCTAATCAGAACGGAGCTTTGAACAGAACCCCATCTTCTGCTTATTTAGCAAACCCAAGAGAAGGAGCTAAACTTCTTACATCAGCAACTTTGAAAGCGGATCTTACTTCTTCAGCTACGGGAGTGGTAGAAGTAGAAGGATTGATAGGCTCTGGTCTGGACGATAGTAGACATACCGTAGAAAATCTTCACATAAGAATTGGATCGGAAATTATAGGGCTTTCTGCAATCAATATAACCTCACCAAATTTGACTTTAACCCTCTCTCAAAGAGGAAGGTATGGTACTTCTGCTACGGCTCATTTAGCCTCATCACCCATTCAATTTTTCAATACAAACCCAAATGGAAAATTTGCTGATGAGATAGCAAAAGAGGATCTTTTAGACCTCCGTAGATCGGTAACGATGGGGGAATGGGATTATCATAGAATTCTTCAGCATAATTTAGGGTTGTTATTAAAGGGAGAATTACACTCAACATATAAGAGGGCTGCTGTTGGAGATACGGAAGGCCCCATTGTTACTGAGGTTTCCTATCTCTTTTCTGATGGAACCACAGACGTTCCTCTTCAAACTGAAGCGATGGATGGAACAGATGGAATTCGTACCGTATTTTCTGACAGTGCGGTTCTTCAGAGAGATGTAACAATTCTACTTGATAATGATGTCACCCTATTGAATGGTGCAACCCAAGATCAATTTGATACTAATGTGGGTTGGGATGTTGCTCCTGATTTTAAGCCAAGTGGGTTTTTGAATAACGAAGGAGCCAATGGAACTTTCACAAACGGTTCAATCATCTTTCTTCACATTGGAGGGGAAGATGGAACCAGCGGAGCCAGAAATACTTTCAGAGATGGAAGTGAGAAGGCGGTTCGGTTTGTTTCCCCAAGAGAATTCTGGAAGACAGGGTATCCTGTTATCGATCCTCTGAATGGGAACCAATACCCAGTGACTTTAAGAGCGTTGGAATTGCCTTCTCACAATCCTAAACCATATGGTGAAGAGAGCTTTGATCCTAATGCCGCATTAAAGCGACCCGGCCCAATGTATCCAAGCAGGGCTTATAATTTTGAGTATCCCTTTATCGTCTTAGGTGGTGTTCTCCACGCTACGCTAAAGACTACTGTTTCCACTTTGAATACAAATCTGGTTCCTTTTACTACCTATGCCTTTGGAAATAAGGGAGAGATCGATCTTGGTATTAACTTTGATACTGTTGGTGGGTATTACCACAAAGACAGCAATAATGATTTTACCTCAGATGCCTCTCTCGTAACCTCTCCAATGATACACGGTGAGCGCACCCTTTGGGATATGCTGACTGATTATGGTAGGGATACTACAGGGCAGTCCTCAGAGGTTTATCTCGTCCTTTATGGTGATAATACGGCTAATGCCAGAGAGAATAATGGTGTATTTAAGGTGGTGGGTGTTGGTACGGCTGGATACACAATGTGGGATGCAGCTAATGCCACTTCTGTTGTTGTAGAAGCTCTGGATACAGAATTCACGAATTGGGAAACAACCAGCAGTGCTACTCTAACAGCAGAATTCAGATCTCAACACACACACTCTCTTGATGGGAATGGTTTCACTTTGGGTTCCAGTGCCTTGTGTATTGCTCTTACAGATATTCAGGGGCTGAAAGGACATAGGTGGGCGAAGAGTGAATTGGAGGCTGGTAGTGGTTCCCCTCTTGATTATTCTGTTCCTACTGCCAATAATGACGGAACAGACAAAGGTCGGATGCCTTCTAAGATTTGCATTTCGACTACCTTGCTTTACGAACCGAACAGAGGTGCGATGGCAAGGGTTCCAGACAAGATCCACACTGTAGCCTTAACAAACGGGAGTAGTGATTATCTCAGAGAATCAAAGGGTGGTTTAGACAGTACTTTCTCTGCTGCAACAGGAACCCCTGCTGCGAACATTGAATTTGATGCGATACAAGCACAACTCTGGAATGCACTACCTGCTTTGGGCTGGCATGCACCCGATGCTCCTTCCTATGGTGGGAGAGTTATTGCTAACTCAGAGCAAGATAGGGAGAATGAGGTTCTATTTGACAGAGGTTCTAAGAGCCTTGTCATTAGACCATATCGCTCACGACAAATGACTGTTCATTGTGCCACATCAGCCACAACTAATACAATGAGCCTGATTGGTTCCTATGCCTATCCAAATGGAACATCTAAAGATGGGTTGACACTATTCTCTGGTACTGCAACCAGTGGAAAGCAAATGGCTTTTGCTCTCCCACCAGAAGTAATGCCTAAATTCGGTAGGCAAGACATTCCGATGAATACAGGTTCAGGTAATTTCCTTGCTGGTATCAATCATCTTTTCGTAGACAGCACCACGCTGAACAATCCAGTCTTTAAGATTATTGGCGGTGAGGATAATATCTCTGGAGGAAATCAGGTAAAGCCTTTGTTCTTTAGAACAGACACCCCTGCTTCCTATGGTGTACACGGAACCTCAATAGGTGGTGTTCTTAACAAACCTTTCTATCACGCAAGGAAGTCTACTGATATAGCGACAGTGACTGACAATGAGAAAGCTGTTGTCGCAAAATTCACCAATGTGAGAAGTAGTGATCTTGGTGCTGGTCTGAAAGGAATTCAGCTTCCTCCCTATCTTGGAGTAGCAAGAATTTACGGGGTCTATGATTATGATGATTACATTGCCAAAGGTGGTGTGACATTTGCTGCTGATAGAACCACTATGGAGGCAGACTCAGCCACAAACCTCCTTCGTATGGATAATCACAAGCAAACCTTGTTTATTATGCAAGATGGTGCTTTGGATCTTACTGGAGAGAATGGAGATCATACATATATCATTCCTGAGAATGTGATTGATACAACCCTATCTCCCAACCATAAATTCAATGACAGCACTTCTGTTAAAGAGAAATTTGAGGATTTCAACTACATTGTAGAGTGTGTTATTTTTGGCTTCGCTAAAGAGTGGATCAATGGCAATAACTATGTGTTGATGAGAAATCACGATGCACAGGGCAATATACTTACCGACTTTGTAAATCCAAGTGGCGGCCCGACAGACTTCCAATTGGAAGACTTAAATATGGTGTTCCCTTGTGCTGCTGCTCTGAGCAATCGGTTCTATACGACATATTCCAGAACGGTTTATCAGGGAGATCCCTACATGTCTCGTAATGGATCAACCAGAACCATTACTGATTGTGAAAGAAGATATGGTCAGATACCAGTAGCTTCAGCCTACCAAGTGAAAACACCCGTTCAACAATTCGATAGTAATGGCAATGGTCAAATCGAAACACCCAATGCAAGAGCCTTTCAGGTTATGGCAAGTGTAGACTTCTATACTTCTATGGGAACAGGGAAATTTGGTGGTCAGCTATACCCCGGAACCTTTATGGACGTAGGGTATTTTCAAACTGATAAGTCTCGTATCCCATCTTCTTCAACGGCAAATAGGCTTCAGACTGTCACCAGAGCTTTCTCTGAGAGCCAGTTAACCAACACTTCCAGAGCCACTGCACTTATTCAAAGTGTTCCAACAGTAGAGCCTTCTGCCATAGACTGGAACGATGCTTGGTTTCCTGCTTCTTTAGGTTACGCTGCTGCAATAGAAGGTCTTACTTTTGAATTTACTCGTTTAGATGGTCTAAAAGTATGGGTTAGGTTGCTGGAAAATCTTTCAGGGGGAATTGCGATTCGTACCCATGAAGTGAAAATGGTAACAAAGACAATTACTCAAACTGCTGAAGTAGATATTGAATTTGGAACCTTAGAACCCCTTGATGATCCTCTGGCAGTAAATGACAGCCAATCTATGAAAACCATAGACAATCAGGGGTTTGGAGATTTTACAATTTCCCGTTCAGATATGAACATTGATGCTTATGCTCACACCGCTTGTTCAGTCTCTATAGAACCTAATCTTTTTGGTTCATCTTCTCAGTACCCACCACCAGTGATCTATCATGCTTGGGTTGACTCAGGAGATGGTTCTGGTTCAGGTGCTATGGGAAAATTAAAAGTTTCTGCCACCTCTTCGGCTCCTACTGAAATAGGTCCTCTTACCTTACCACCAGTTTCGTATACCATCACTATGGTATCCGAAGTTGTTGATATGGAAGCTACTTTTAAGAAAATGGCTTATGTCGTTAATAACTCAGAACACCTAAACCTAACCTGTACTGCACATAGTGATGGAACCTATGTTGAGTTTGAATCTATTGTTACAGGAGAGCAGGGGAATGATCTTCAATTGGAGATTACCCACCCAACTGCTGGCTTTTCTCCTACGCAGCTAATCAGGCTGATATCGAAAAGAGATAATAGGAAAGTGGGTGCGCCAATTGTAACAAAAGTAAATTTCACTGGTGGAAAAGACCTTCCTGTCAATGCTGGTGATGGTGTTTGTCAGATGAACCTGACAGGAATGACCGAAAGACTACCGCTTGGTCTTCTTATGAATGATAGTGATTTCCTTTGTGAAAACATCTTGAATGACAAAGCCAGTGCGCTTCAGACTTTTCCTTCTAACATCAGACCTCTTCAGACCCTTCTTCCATTGACGGAAAACGGTGAAGAAGTGAGTAGATTTCTGAGTATTCCAAGTGAAATGATTACAATGTGTGATGGTGGGATCTTAGGGTACACTCCGTATCACAATGTAGACAATCCTTCTGGTACAAAGAAATTCCGTATCTTTAGAGGTGGTGGATCAGCAATGCTCTTGGGTGGGCAGAATCCGGGTGGCCCGATTGATTGGGTTAGTGGTTCGTTTTCTTCTTCTCTGCAACCTGTTCTTAAAGGTGGAATCTTGGCAGCTAAAGCTCTGCTTGTGAGAAACTTTGCTGAGACAGCTTTCACAGAACCTACTCAAGTATCTGCTGGTGATGAGCTTCAGATGATAATTATGACCTATGGTTTCTTTGGTAGTCCTTCCATAAGAGATGTGGGTATCAACATTGGAGGGAAAATTTCCCCAAGTGGGTATGGTGATGGGTATGCAGCTTGTGATCGGTATCGAATCTGTGGAAAGCCCATGTTCGCCCCAAATTCACAACATCATCCAGATCCAATGATTACACCCGTACCTTACATTAAGGAATAAATATGCCATTTATCAGCCAGCAAGATATAGATATGGATATTCGTAGACCATATCTGGAAGAACGGAAAAAGGAATTAAGAAAGGCACTTCTCAACCCTGCGTTGACAGAAGATCAATACAAACAAATAAAGAAAAGTTTGGACACTTTGGGTAAGCCGAAAGAATACGGGGATCATATTCCGTTTCCCGTTGGTGCTATTCAAGTACCATAAGTGACAATGATGTCCGTTTTTTAGTCTTAAGGAGACAATTATGAAAAAGAAGATACTCTCTCTGGTTTTTATGGTGATCTTTATCCCCATTTTCTTTTATCCCATTATAGGTAATGCTGAAGAAGGTGGTGATAACCCCCCTGCTGAAACTGTAGAAGCACCTGCTGATGAAAAACCAGCCGAGAATGTGAAAACAGATGTAAGTGAAAAATCTGATGACAAAAAAACGGGGGAGGAAGCAAAAACCGAAAAACCAGAAGTACCCGAAGACTTCAATGAAGCAGTGGAAACAACCAGTGATTTGGTTAAGGCTGTTCAAGCTAAGAATTGGCCGGTTGTTGCAGGTCTGATTTTGATGATGCTGGTTTTCTTAGCTAATAAATTTGGCTTGAAGGATAAAGTTGGAGCCAAGGTTGTTCCTTGGGTTGCTTTGGGTGTGGGTGTTGCAACCACTACAGGATTAGCTCTTGTAAGCGGTACAGCAGTACCTGATGCTATCTGGCAAGGGTTGGCTGCTGGTCTTGCTGCTGTTGGTTCTTGGGAGACTGTGTTCAAGCACATGTTAGGTGGAGCCAAAGAGGAAGAAGAAGCAACCGCCTAAATGCTTCTAAGAAAATGAAAAAAACCCCCGATCCATTGGATCGGGGGGTTTACTTTTCTGTATAGAAGTGAAGGATTGGTTTAGTTATAGAGCGTAAAATAAACTCAGAGACAGTCTGGAGAACAGTGTTGTAACCAGAAGTGTAGGAAAGATGGGCATCTATTCTTTAGAGGTAGATTTCTCTCTGCTGCTACCAGAGGAACAGCCCCAAAAACTGAAACAAGAGCCTTAGCAACGTCTTTATGGTTGCTAAGGCTCTTTTCATATGGGTGGTCTGCTTTAGGATGATCGAAGAACATACATATAGTGATACATTCCTGAAGCACTTGCTCTACTTGTTCGGGGTCTATGGTGTCTTGGAATAGGGTGTCATACTTCTTAGTAAAGAATTCCTTGAAATGATCCCTGACGTTATCCATAGCCCCTCCCGTTTCAGCTAATCATACCCATTAGGTTGCTCTGACGAAGCGAGTGACAGCAACAATGCGACCATTTTCACGGATGCAGCCATCTTTGGGGCCTGTGCCGGGAACGATAACGTCTGGTCTATCCAGACCTGCTGCTCTCATAGCAGCAGCTACGAAGCCACTTACTATGAAAACCTTTCCATCTTCAGCATCAGGAAGGTCGATAATACTTGTAAATACAGGCGCACTGAAAATTGGGGCTGAGAATCCCCAAGGTAATTCTGAGGAAGAGATCTTACCTACTTCCTTTGAAGTCTTTGTTCCCACACGACAAATCGTTTCAGAAGTGTTGATGGTGTGGATCTTACCGTTTGCATCTTGGAAATTAAGGTTGTGAGGAGTAAGGTTGATAAACATAAAAATTCCGTAGACTGCAAGGCAGTCGGTTGAAAATAAAAGGGGGAATAAAAGAAGGGAGGTTTCCTTCCTAATACTCATACAGGTCAGGAAACCTCCCACAGAAAAAAAGATGAATTTAATTTTCTGCGTAGCCAACGGCTAAAGGAATGACAGGCAGACCAAAGGCTTTCATCACATTTCCTTCTGCTCTGATAAAGTCATTGATTTCATCAGTGCTGATCACTTCCTGTATCTTTCGCACTTGTTCTGTCCAAGCTTTCTGATGAGTGATGAAGGTTTCCTCTTCTGCTTTCAGCCTACCCTTCATTACATGGAACAGGGCTATTTGATAGTGCATAGTGAGGCGACCAAACTCAGTGAAGATATCTACCATCTTAGGATCAATGGCATCTGAAGTGAGGTCTTTCTTTGGGAAGTCTCCGAATTGAGCTTTGTAGGCAAAGCTCCCACAGATACTCAGAACATCATCATAGAATTGATCTGGCATTTCAATCATGCTGACACCTCTTCTTTAGTGGTGTGTTGAGAAAACAGCTTGGGGCAAACATCTATCCAGAGTTGGGCTGGCTCCATAGTTTCTTTAATCTTCACCATCCATCCAGTGCGAAGGTGGGGATCAACCTTGATCCCTGCACGATGGTTGTGGAAGATAACAGTAGTACAGATGTGAGTACCATTTGGATCAATGGCATCTTCAATTGTTGGTTCTAACTGACGGTTCATATCATTGACCATTGCCCATTGAGACATAGCCAAGAACCCTTCAGTGCTTGCGAGTGAGATAGTATTAGACATTATGTGTCTCCGTATAAAATCATTACAAAATTGCAAAAAGAGTTAGAGAATAGGTTCTCTCCGCAAAAAGAATTACGAAGAGAACCAGAGAAAGAGACTACGGCATAGCGTGATACGGGAAATCGCAATGAGTGTTCCCATCCAAAATCTTTCCATTAGCCTTTGAAGTACGACCTCCAATTTGCTTAAAGAAGAATGGAATCTTAGCAGTCAGGACTTGATCACGAACAGATCTTGCCCAAGCCAGATCCATAGGACGATGCTTTGAACCACTCTCTCCACCGCAGATTACCCAATCAATACCATCCAAAGGCATATTAGGGATATTCTCTAAAAGAGGCTCTACAGAGAGAAAACGGACTTTAGCTTGCTTCACCGTTTGAAGATCGTGAATACGATACACAGACTTTTTCACACCAACAGAAACACCAATCCAGATATTATCTGTCCAAGTCAACTGAGAAGCTATCTGAGCTAAACGATCAGAACGCTTAGTTAAGACTTGAAAGGTATGCTGTGGACACTCATTCATCACTTGAAAGACTGCCTTGATGTACCAGTCTTCAATATCTGCATGAAAGAGATCGCTCATAGAGCAGACGAAGATCATACGACCCTTCTTCCACTTACGAGGAATGTTCATACTCTCAGGAACCATTTGAGGCCCCTGATTGAGCTTTCTATACGCATCCATCTGAGGTGGAGGGTGCTTTCCGTGTTTCTTACGGTATGCCTTACCAGAAGCGTTTATTCGCTTCGCAGTATCGAACATATAGCAGTTTTTGCATTCAGGTGAACACTTCGTACAGTTCACCACAGGTGACCAAGTAGAAGATGTCCAACCAATGCCAGTTTTTTGAGCCATAGGCTCCTCCTATTTACAGACATAAGTCTGATAGATTGTTGATTTTGTGATTAGCGGATTGCCTCTCACATCCCCCCTATACAGTGACAGGGGGAGGTTGATAGAAATTTAAAACGGAATTTCTGAGGTTTCCGTTTCTTCCTCTGGATATCCCAAGATGGAATAAGCCTTTTTCAAGGTTGGCTTTTCCTGCTCACAGAGGGCATAGACAGCCAATTCCTCTGCATAGGAGAAGGCTTTCCACAGGGGAGTGTCTAACCCCTTCTGTTCACTCAGAGCCTGTCTGATGAGGGATATAGCCCTCCCAAGAGTGGCATCCCACTCAGGCTGGCTTGTAGCCCAATCGTGAGGGCTGTAGTCGTTTTGTTGATTTTGTTGATGCCATTCTTCTTCAGTCATTTGTTCCTGAATTTCAAGCACCCATGCTCCTGTCTTACTCATTATTGCTCCTTGAGTTTGGTTTTTGATAGTACAGGCAAGCCTGTGCTTTTCAGCATTGCAATGAATTTCTCAGCATGTTTTTCGGTGAACATGCGCTCCTGTTCTTGACCAGTAAAGTTGATCCATCTTACTTTTACGTTTTCCATGCTTACTCCTTGGTTGTGGGCTAATACCTATACAGGTGAGGTTTTACCCCACAGAAAAGATTCTCCTATGAGCGAGGACGAGTATGGAGATAGTTTCGTTTCCAGCCGAATTGAAAGCAAAGTTAGGTCGTGACCTGAAACCCTGAAAGCCAAACAATAATCATTTTATACAGTTCACTTATTGAGAAAACTTTTTATTTTTGGAGAAAAAACAATGTCAGACAAATCATTAAGATCAAAAGTTATCAGACTTGCACACCAAAAGCCTGAATTAAGAGAGCATTTGTTACCACTTGTCACTAAGAGTGCTGGTTCGTCATTCAGAAAAGGGGATAAGGTAATGCTCACCTTGAAAGGATTGCAAGAATACAACAAGCACAGAGTACCTACTAAGTTTTCTAATGAGTATTCAAGAGAATTAGGGGCTTTTTATCGAAAGGGTGTTGTTGGAACAATTACTTATGATAAACCAAATAATCTCTCAGTTTCTTTTAATGGAACAAATTATGGTGTGAAAGAATATATGATTGAGAAAGTATAATCTGATTTTCCTACAGAAAGTCTCATTGTTCCACCCGATTTCGTATAAAGACTGTTTTCTCACTGTTCTCAATTGCTTGTTCACGAATCCAAGCTATGAGACACTGTTCATTTGGGAAGCCTCTCATTAGCTTCCCCCACTCTGTCTCAGAGAATGGAATGGTAAAGCGGTTAAGAGCGTGGTGGGGGATAGCGTTTTCCATCCCAAGTACAGTCAAGGACTTGAGGGTTGTAGGGTTACCATCATTGCTCAACATATCTTCAAAGCACTCTTTGCTTTCCAAGTCTACTAAGATAGCATGACTGATATGATCTGAGATAAGCCTACTCTCAAAAGAGGGTAGGCTTCCGATGTGTTGCTGCAATGTGAGCAAGTGATATAGAGCTTGCTGCTCTCTCTTTGTAAAAGTCATTGTTATATTCCTTTCAGTATGAGGTTCCAGATTTCAGTGTCAGGAACCTCTCTGGTTAGTTCCGCTCTAAGTTTGAAGGCTTTCATCCTCAAGCTGTTCAGCCCAGTGTCTCTGGTGCTGGGTATCTGTATCTTGATGATGACCCTTGCCAGATCCTTGAGGATCTCACTCTCTGATCGCTCAGAGGCAGTCAGGAGGGTCACAAGGGCAGGGGAGCAAGTCCACATTGTACCCACACTGTGATCCTTGGTGGTTCCTCTGGCTCCTACCTGTCGAATCTTGACGGTCTTGCGATTGACCTTGACTATGGTTCCCTCAGTCTTCTGCCCATTGGGGCGACCAAAGACAACTCTCTGTCCAACAGTACAGTCTTGAATGTGCATTGTTCTATCCTTTGAGGGCTTTGCATTCAGCAGCCCATTTCTTTTGGGTTTCTTTTGAGGGTTCCAGAATTCGATCTATCTTTTTGATCATTCTTTGCTCCTCTTCACTGAAGCTTGCCCCTCTCTTCAGCATTATTTCTATCAGGCTATCCCAATGAGAACCGATAGCATCTGTCTCTGATTGAGATAAGGGGGTTTCTCTCTGCACCTCTCCAACGCTGGAGAGATATTCATTTCTTTCTTGAAGGGTCATTGTGCAGCCCCTGCTTGTATGTGGGTTTTGTTTGAGTGGTAGTCTCCTATGAAGGTGACTTGTTTGCCTGTGTATTTGTTAAGAGCCGTGATCGTCACTCCTCCCTCATAGGGATAGCCAAGGATGCTGACTATTTCTTTTTCAAGATGGTGCTTATCAAAATTGTGGTAACCATCCAGAAGAAGGGCTAACTTTTGAAGTTGAGCGATAGTCCAAGGATCTCTTTCATAAGATTCGTAGGTTCTATCTCCACCTTCAAAGATGGAATTCAAACAGATAGTATTAAACATTGTTTTCACCTATTGGTTGATGGTTTCCACGAATAGTCGTGTCTTACTTTTGCACCGTAGATCACTCTTGAGAACCGATAGCAGACACCAACAGCAGAGGTTCTGTGGTCTACAGCAATGAAGCTTTGGGGGGTTTTGAAGAAGCCACACTCCATCAGGTCTTTGCATGCAGATCGAACATAGAATTCTACGGTGCAGTCAGCAGAGGCAGCTAAGGGAGTTTCTGTTAATCCAAAGAAGTCTTTTACAAGATGAAGAAAGGTTGGGTCTTTCAGACTGGAGGGATCTATTTTTGAGAAATCATCCCAAAATCCTGACTGCCAGTATTCACAACCCCATTCTTCTTCTCTTTTCACATAGTAGAAAGTTTCATTTCCGAATGTGTGTTTACCTATTTTCATTTTATTCTCCAGAATTTTCATTGTAGGCTTCCAAGCCTTCGGGGGTAAGTGTCCATTCAAATTGGGCAGGGTTCTTCTCAGCCTCTGCTTGGCTCACCCAAGTACCGTTATGCCAGATTTTCCTTTCACGAAGAATACCAAGGGAGGGTCGATCTTTTCCGTAAGACCAATCCTTTTGTCGTAATTTCAACTCTTCATAGTCACTGAAAGGCTTGGCAAGACCTTTGCGCTCAAGGGAGTATAAAGCCCTTCTAATGGCTCCTACCCAATGGGTTGTCTGTTGCCTACGTTCTCTCCGAGAAGGCATTACAGGCTGGTTGTGGAGGTGTTTAAGCACCTCTTTCTCTTTTGGTGTAAGTCTCATTCTTCACTCTCTGAATCGTAGCGGTCAGGATGATCTTTCTCGTATTGGAGCCAAGCCAGCCCCACGGCTGGTAGACCATCATCTTTGTGGTGAGGCTTGAAGGGATCTTGTTTCCCCAAGCCTACAGGCTTGCCTCCAAGGGTTTTAACGAATTCTTCTTGGGTGAGGCAGACATCCCTTGTCTGATAGCCGAAGGGAACACGCATACCGGGTCGCATTACCCATAGGTGGAATTGGTTGGAGGTGTCCACCAGACAGTCAGAAGAGGGGTAAATCTCTACTCCTGTACAGTCAGTACCGCACAGGTCATTCTTAATCCTCTGCAAATCTCTCCAAGGCAGGTTGCTATCTCTGCCGTGGGTTTTGATACTAAGCCAGATCATATCTCCATGTTCATAAAACAGGATCTTGGTGAAGACTTGGTATTTGTTATTTGCCCAAGCATACTGAAAACCATCTCCCCAACCTTCTTCAGATTGTGAGAAATCTTTTGTTTTCACAAAAGGCATCCAGAAGTCAGGCTCCTGTTCTATCTCTTGGATGGTGACCTTGGCTGATCCGTCAGCCATAGCTACCTTGATCTCCGTATGCTTTTTGAAGAAGAAGGTTAGCTCTCGTATTCTCTTCATTGCTTCATCTATGAGATCAGGTCTGAAGAGATACTTTTGGATTTCATTTCTCATTTGAATTTCCTCCAATCTTTGTTGAATTCAGAAGCATCCAATTCCTCTACAAGACAGGAAAGGGTTTCATCTCTCGTCAGATCACGACCTAACTTTGCTTTCAATTCGGCTTGCCTTCTTTCAAAATCATCTTTGGATTTCTTAGCTTCAGCATCTTCTTTTTTAGTCCAGATTTCTTTGACCATTATCCCCTCCAAGTTTTAGAGAATTCATTCTGAGCTTTGTCAGGCATAAAACCATTTACAGAAGATCCCTCTTTCAAGGTGTGAATGAGTGCGGTACGAACCGCATTGCATTGCAGCACTTGCTCTGGTGTGAGAACACCGTTGTTAGATCCCTTGATGGGAGCCAGTAGAGCCATTAGAAGATCCCTACAGGCTTGGTCTTTTACCAGTGCATCAGCAATGTTAAAGAGCGTTTTCCGCTTATGGTAACGGGCTTTGTTTTTCGACATTTTTCAACTCCAGAAAATAAGAATGGGAGAGAGGTGGGTTAGACCTCTCTCCCGAATAAATACAGCAACAAGTCCTATACCAGAACCCATTGGTTAGTGTAGACCTCTTCAGCCTTCTCCTTGATAGCATCCCATTTGGAAGCAGGGAAAGTCCAAGTATAAGTCTTACCATCATACTTGCGACCTCTGGTTGCCTTGACAGTTGCTACCAAGGCTCCAGCAGAAGGACAAGTCCAAGGGGCAGGTGACTTCATACGGATTCTCTTGCCTTCCTTAGTGAAGGTGACCAAGGTAGCAGTACCAGCCTTGACAGTAGCCACGGTGGGAGCAGCAGCAGTCTGTACAGGCTTGGCAACAGGCTTGGATACAATGTCCACCTTCACATCATAAGATGCGAAGAGAGCCTTTGCTTTAGCCTCAATAGCCTTCAGGTGGGAGTGATCCACAATCAGACCATATCCTCTTGCCCACTTCCACTTGAAAGACTTCACAAAGGCAGAGAAGTTACCAGCCTGAGTAGAAGACCAAGGGGCAGGGGAGTGTACTGTTACATTCTCACCAACTTGCTGAATGGTTACAGCAGGTATGTGAGCATCAAGCCACTCCTGACAAGGCTCCATATCTCCGAAAGAGGAAAATGTGGGAACCGTTTGAATGGTCTTCATACCCTTCTGAAAGAAGCGTTCTCTTCCATATTGAAGGGAAAGAGAGAACAACATCTCAACAGATGAAGCTTTGGGAATTTCCCAATAACAACCACGACGAGTTTTCTGAGGCTGAAAATACTCAACCTTAGATTTCCCAACGAATTTGTAAAGTTGGGAAACGCTCAACTCAGACTTCAGAGGGATGAAGAGTTTGAAGTGAGTATCTTCTTTCCCAATTCGCTCACTTGGGTAAAGCTTGATGCTGCATCTGTCTTCTTCCAATCTATCAGCTACAAGACCATATCCGATTTCCCGAAGGGCTTGAGCAAGGATAAGGATCTTTTCATGCCCACCTTTCTGGTGAGTGACAATGCTTCCGTAAGCAATCAAGATATCCGCAAGCATAGCGAAATTATCTTCGTTGCTGAAAAGGTAATCTTCAAGGTCGCTGTCCAGAGCAGCAGTAGCGATGAAACCCCAAAAGGCATCCAAAGCAGCCGTTTTAGAAGGTACTGCCAATCCCCCGATGGGGTTCAGTATGTACTTTTCACGGCACACAGGGCCGATCATATGTTGAACACTATCTGCTTTTTCCAACTTCTTGCCGCAGATGCAGCAATTCGTTGCCATAAGGCTGGAACGAGTAGGAAAATAATCAGAGGGCTTCTGCCCTTTTTTCTCAAGAGCGAAAGTGAGGTGAGTTTTTGATGTACTCATAATGTAATCTCCAAAGACCTTAAAAGGTCGGAATAAAAAGGAACATAGGAAGGGAGCCAATCTCCCCTCTATGCTTCCTATACAGGTTGGGAATTATCCCACAGAAAAATAGATGAAAAAGAATTCATTACCTACATTTGGTAATGACAGCATCAGGATGCTCTTTCAAGACATCCCGTTTCATATCGGTGACTGTTCCACCGTGTTCGCTCTGATAGAGGAACTTCCCACAGGCAGAAGGGTACTGAACCTTCCACCAAGTCTTTCTACCCTTGGGCTTCTTTGCCCAAAAGGTTCTTTTAAGGGAAGGTATCCAAATTCGATAAGTCATGTTTGCTCCATAGATCCTGAAAGGATCGGAAAAAAGGGTTTGTTTTAAGGTTGGGATGCTTCTGAGATTTGTTGAGCAGCATCAATGTCTGCTCTCCGCTCCTGACGAGAAGCACCAAAAATCTCACGGTTAGTATCCCCACTTTTGGGGCGACAGCCCGTAGAGGTGAGAATACCAATAGTACGGGGATTGGGATTCCAGCCCCAAAGTTTTGCTGTTCTGGCAGCAGCAGCTTTAGCTTTAGCAGCTTTAGCTCTGCGAAATTCTGCGGTTCTACGCATAATAAAACTCCATAGATCCTAAAAGGATCGGAAGGTTAATCGGAGGGGGAACACTGTGTTCCCCCTCCCTCTAATACTTATACAGGTCAGGTTTTTCCTCACAGAAAAATAGTGAGAAAAATAAAATTTAATACCAGCCCATAGAATTCAATCTCTGTCTGATTGCTTTATAGTCTGGAGGGCATTCCTTGATTACCAAGAACGGCATGTCAGAACAAGCCAAATCCCATTCGTGGATTTGGTTAGGGTCAGACTTCACTCTGGTTTCGTGAAGGGTTCCACTCTTATGTGGAGTATCCCAATGGATTTCCACACCATTCCAGTCATAGATCCAGACACTACCGCTTTCACTTAGAGCTTTCTTAATGTCTCTAAGTGAAAGGTTGGCTTTGTCGAAGGGTGGTACTCGTTGTTTAAACCAAGTCATTGTGAAAACCCCATATGATCAAGACAATCATCATCAGAAGGAAGGGATGAAAAGAATTCATCCAGCTTACTGACAGACCACTGTTCTATCTCTGGATAGGTTTCGCCAGCCTGACAGCCTTTCTGGAGGCTGGATTTCTCTTCTTCTGTGAGAGGGAAGAGAATTGCATCAATACAGTATTCAAATTCTTCTGCATCAAGGCAATCATCTGCTTTGATGCAGACCATATAGAGCAACCCAAGGGCTTTGTGCTGCTCTTTGAGGGTAAGACGATAAGGGAAAGACATAAATGTCTCCTATTTGGGGGGGGTGAGGTAACGAAATGGAAGAGGAAGCCCCGTTTTAAGATTTCCCCTATCTTGTAGGCAGAAAATAAAACAAATGCTTCCTCTAAATCACCGACACAAGTATTGTGGAGAAATTTTTCATAGCTTTCTCAAGGTGATTTCCATTTCTAATAATCATACAAATCAGGTTTTCTCCCACAGGAAAATAATGAATTTATTTTTCAGCACTCCATTCTCTTATGTTTTGCACCAATTCCATAAGTTTTGCTACTGGCATAGTCTTTGAAGACCATCGAATTCTTTCTGTAGCTCTTTCTTTAAGGGAAGGTGGGGGGAGTGTGTGAAAGACTTCCACTCGACCTGTTCCATCTTCCCATATAATGACATTAATTGTTCTTGGAGATGGAACATACCCAAGATGCCCTGCTCTGTGGAGCCAGCCAGCATAGGGCTTTGATGGACAACCCCAAAATGTTCCGTAGGGGGTTTCTTTTTCCGTCATTTCACACCCTCATAATCAGAATAATTAAGGGCGAATAGATCGGACTTTTCACGTTGTCTTTTCCCGATATCTGCTGGTAGCCCAATCCCCTCAAAGTTGAGGTTCCCTGAAAGACATTCCTGTCTTTCAGTCTCTTTAGCTTCCTGAAATTTCGGGTGTTTGGATTCTGTGTCTTGACACTCCTGACAGAGCATCTCTTTGTTGAACCAAGACATCATAAATGTGTTGGTTTTCGTATTACAGCGATCACATTTCATAATGTCGCCTCCTTTAGAAATTCTGATAATTGAAGGTAAGTAGGGCAAGAGTTGTTTAATTCTCTCTCCTTTTTCTCTCCTAAATCTTCAAGGTCACCTGATTGGATCTGGAGAATTTCACCTTTTGATGTGAGATGAATATAAAAAGACCACGCTGGATACGCTTGATCTCCAATAGGGTATTCTTTTCTGGAATCCACAAAGTGAATACCATCATTAGAAAGGTACACTCCCTGAACGTAATCCTCTCCAGTCTTGGACTTCTTACATTCACGGATGATATTTATTAATTCTTGATTAGTCATTGTTCTCTCCGTTTGTTTAAGGGTAATTCTACCCCAAACAGGCTCTCATACTACCTTTTCCATCATTCTGAGGGCATTTAAGACCACCTCCATATCTACACCTGCCTCTATTCT